AAAAAGCCCATCGGTTCCAGGCGGAATAACATTTGAGTTAGTTGAGCAAAGAGGATTTATAGTAAAACCAGTTTTACAGGTGTGTCCAGTTGCCGGAACAAACTATAACTCGGTTGTAATTAATTATCTTGGATACGAGTCATCGGAAGCATCAGATTTTACAGTAAGAAGTTCTGAATCGACAATTGGAGACATAAAAGTTGTAGATTCTGGTTCTTCTGTTCCAGAGGGATGGGTTGATACAAGTATTCCTCAGTTTTTATCAGTCTCCGAATACTCTTCTGCGTATGCACTTTATGGAACTAGTTATGGCTCTTACGAAAAATTATCTGTAAATGGATCTGTTTCTTTTGTATCAGGATTGGTTGGAAAATCAATAAGACCACTTAATCCTACAACAAAAAGAGGAGTTGGAGCATACGCATTGGTTATAAGTGCAAACACTGTTGAAAATTACATAATTGTAGAACACAATTCTACAAATGAAATTTTATGGAGTTCTTTTTATTCAACATATGAGATATCAGAACCAGTTGCAAATCTCACAAAAGTAACTGTAACTTCTGGTGAAATTACACATTTTAAAACACCAAAAATTTCACTAAATGTTGATGCAAAAGTCGGAACATCTACTCAAGTTTTAGATTTTTCCACTAAAACTTTACTTCGTGTCAAACCAGATACAGTAGTCTCATATCTACCAGAAAATGTAAATTTTAATAATCTAGTGATTGGTGGTACGATGTCAACGGAAAATATCGCAAACGTAGATTCTAAATTGGTGGATCTTGAAGCAAGAATACAAGTTCTAGAACAAAAATTAGGAATCTAAAATGCCATCAATTCGTGGTAGTAGCCAGTTTAAATCCATAAAAGGCATCACGGTTTATGGTGCAACCGGAAGCACTGGTCCTCAGGGCCCAAGAGGAAATGATCTAGCAGGGCCAACTGGTGCAACTGCATTTTTAAGATTTGCTAGCATAACTTTATCTGGTTATACGCTCATAAGCACATTTCAAAATGGAATTACTTTTGCTGCAACTGGTTTATTTAAAGGCATAACTGGAAATACTTCCATATTAATGGATGGAAAAACTGGTTCAACAGGAACTGGTTACATTTTTAAAAGTAGCATTCCATCACAACAAACAGTAGTAATAAGAAAATTAGAGGGAACTACTGGAATTCGTTCTTCAATAGAACTTACGAATCAAAATTCAAACAGAGAAATTTTGGTTAATGTTGATCGCTATGATGGAACATATACCCATCTTTATGGTGAACTTACAGATATTTTGGCAACTGATGGTGGTGGAAATTTAGTGGGTGCAACATTAGGTTCTGCAAAATACGGAAAACTAGCACAGTCTATTAAAATCAATAAAGCAAATGTATTTGAAAAAACAGAATCTCCAATTTATGGTACTAATGATAAACCATTTAATATTACTCAAACACCTCTTTGGTTTATATACCCAACCACATCAGAAAGATCTAGTAGATCTAAAATACTTTCTGCTGATTTAGAAAATTTCCGTAATCAGTCTTTCGAAGGTGTTAATACTATTAGTATACAAGACAGCAGTATAATTAATTCTTTTTCGTTGCATCTTCAAAACGGAAACTGGTTAACTACTTTTATACCTCCAGAATTTGAATACGGTTCTGGTATACCTGTCGTGTTTCCTTTTAATAAAATTCCATGCCCATTACAAAATCAAAATATAGTAATACACTTTGTTAATATAAATTCACAATATTATGGTTATATTTTTGGAAAAAATAGTAATGTGGATGATTTTTTCTGTGCAGATTTAAATCAGCAATTACCATTACAAGCACAAAGAATATTACAAAGTTATAATGGAATGACAGGTGCTTGCTGCACTGGCGTTAGTGGTTGCACATATACAACATACGAATTCTGTGATGGCTTCTTTGCGGGAGCAGGAACTACTTGTGGAATAACTGGATCGTATTTGTGTTCTCAACAAAATGGTTCTTGCTGCGTAAAAAATACTATAGATGGAAAAGTAAACACATACTGCTTAGAAAATATATCAGTAGATGATTGTTTGGCTTTGAATAATAATTCAACACAAGCAGTTTTTAATGGAATTGAAACTATATGTTCAACCGTGGATTGTTCTGAATGTTTTGAAGATAGAGGGGCATGTTGTGATGGAAAAGGAAATTGCACCTCTAAGACACAAATTGATTGTATTTTAAGCGGCGGAAATTTCTTAGGAAAAGCAATTTCATGTGTTGCAAATTCTAAAGATCCTGTGTGTTCAACTGGAACCGGTGCATGTTGCACTTCAACAGGAACATGCACAAATTCTACAGCAGAAACTTGTTTCGAAAATGGTGGTTACTATTTTGGAACAAATTCATCTTGCTCCGGTATTACATGTAATTCATCTTTACGTTGTGGAGGATTTTTAGAGACACCACTAAAACCTGGAGATTTGTTTGGTGGTGGAATGGTGGTTGGTGTGTATAGTCCAAACAAATCAAAAATATTAGGAGCAAGACATGCATTCTCGCGGCACGGAAGCACCGCAGATTTTATGTTTGGTGGAGAAACAACGAGTCATTATTATCAAAGCGAGTGTGATTACATCGGATATGGATTTACCGGAGAAACATGTGCCGCGTTAAGAAGAAAAGATACAGACTCATATTACATAATAGTTTCTCTTTACCCTGCATCGGTAGACAGAGATCTAAATGGAGTAAATCCAACTCAAGAGGAAGTATTCAAAGAAGAATTTGCATGGTATGGCAGTGGTATTGCATGGGGTCCAATGTTGTCTCCAATTTATAATTCTTATAGTGATTTTACATTCTTAGATAAAACTTATGAAAAAGAATATTTACAATATGGTGAAGGATTTTATGGAATAACTGGAGAGAGTTTAGATAACATAAAAACAAACACTTTCCAAACTTGCTATTCTACTAGAAAAAATGGTACAGATCCAATTGCTAGACTTTTTGCAAGAAATATAAAAACTTCAAATGGATTATGGCACAGAAATTGGGGACTCTACAATACTATTCGAATGTTATGTGCAGATAATGCAAATTACTTAAAGATTAATAGTAGTTCTATTTTCACATATGATGAATTTGCCGCCGGTATAACAATGAACTCTTTGTGGGCGCTAAAACTATTTGATAATAATGATTATCAAAACTCTCATGGTTTAACCGCAAATCCAGAGCAACTAAGCGATTGGTACATTCCTAGTCACGATGAACTAGCATTTATTGCGGCTAATACGGTAAATGATTCAACAAATAAATATTATGGTTTTAACGTGAATCAATATCTTCTTGCAAACAATGGTATTCCTTTATATGGATGGCACTGGTCTTCGACTGGTTCATTCGACACTGGTATCACCGGAGAAGGAATTTATACATCAGGAAAACCAGAACATGGTTCTGTTGCTTGGGGAATGTATTTTGATTCTTCTGGACAAATAGAAAACTATAAGGTTAAAAAAGAAAATAGAACAGAAGAATTAAAAATTAGACCAATTCGAGCAATGCGATGTGATGGATTATATCCAGATTCAACAAGTGATTCATATAAATTATGGAAAGTACCTGACTTACTAAGGAATATTCTATAATGCCCTTTTATTCTTCGACAATACCAAGTAACTTAGTAGTCTCTGGTGTAACTTATATTCGTGGTGCTACAGGACCAACTGGTCCTATTGGTATTACTGGTTTTTCAATAACTGGACCAACAGGCGCAAGTGGTGCCTCATATGTTATTTCGTCTATAGAAAATTATGTCTTTGGTATAACATATACAAATAACACATTTGTTTCTTTTGGAGTTACTGCACCCAGTGGATCAATACTTCGTGTAGCAAATCCAAATTTAAAAATACAAGAAACTGGAAACTCAACACACTTTAGTTTATTTGCTGGTTTTTCCGGGAATAATCCATACCATTTATTGTTTAAATCATTAAAGGTAGAAGGAGAAGCAACTGCCGGAATTAGTTTTGATTCTTTTTATATCGAAAGTCCCTCAGCACCCAGTTCTATATTTGGAAGAACTGGTGGGTTGTTATACTTAGATTCAGGAACTGGTCCCGGTGATCTTTCCGCAGTTCCTACAAGAGATTCAACAACAAGATATAATAGAGATATTACATCTCCGGTTTCTGGAAGTTTACTTGGACTAACTTTAGATAATTTTACTTTTAAAATAAATCAAGACTACACAACTCAGTTTAAAGTTGGTTATACAGGCAATTTAAACTGGATAAATGTTGAAAACGATAAAGTCAATGAAGTATTAAACCAAGTTGACGTATCATACGCATTAACTTCAAATTCATCTGGAATATTTAATAGAACAGATCAGGGAATTTTTATAACAGTAAAAGATGAAGATGGTAATCTTTATCCTAAAATGTCATTTAGAGTAGAAGGAATTACTTTTATTGATACCCCCGAATTTATTGGTGTTGCACTAACTGGTCCTATTCAAATAGACATGATTGGAAAAGGAATAACATATTCCAATCAAACATATTCTTCTTCAATAATTGGTTCTTGCTGTTACTGCACAAATGATCCAGAAGGAACAGGCTCAATTGTTAGCAGAACTTGTATTGATTACGTTAATAAAGCATTTTGTGAAAATATAAAAGGAAACTTTAGTTTTAAATCATGTAACGAAAGATATTTAACAGGAGATTGTTATTCTGGTGGTGTTTGTTGTGTAAATGGAATTTGTATAGAAACCAATAAAGAAGTTTGTAATAAGGTCTTTGGAACATTTTTCCAAAATATAAGATGCTCAGAACTAAACATAAAAGGTGGATGCCCGGATACTTGTACTGTTTCAGATAATGATGCATCGTGCTGCGTAAGTGGAACGTGTTATAGTTTGCCTTTAAGCGACGCATCTCAAGATATTTGTAGGGGATTAAACGGGATTTACGCAGAAGTTCCATGTGAAGAAAGAAATTGTTGCATTGATGGCATTTATGGTGCTTGCTGTTTTGGAAAAACAGAATGCATTGATAACTTAACACCAAAAGAATGTATGGAACAAGGTGGCATTTATCAAGGACCAACAAGTGTTTGCGCCAATTCATCTTGCTGTACAGATACGCTAGAAAATAGAATTGCTTCAACTAGAGTTTTAACGGATGCAAATATTGAAATAACAAATAGTTTACAAATTGGAGATTATTTTGAAGGAGGAATCGTCGCAGGATTTGTTGGCTATCCTCCACCATCCGGTTTTGATACTTCTGGTTATTTTGCAAGAGGCGAAGTTATATCAGAAATAGAAAATGCTAAAGGCACTGGAATAAAAAATTATATTGCAGTAAATGGTGTGTTTAATTCAAGATTAAATTGTAACTGCTCTAATTTTTCTCCTTCTAGGTATGTAACTTCTAAAAACTTAGGCGACAGCAGCGGAAAAATATTAATAAAGGATATTAAATCCCTTTCTGGATATCCAGATAAGTATAAACTAACATTCTACAATAGACTAAGTGATGTTTGCTTCACTGAAGATAGTAAATCTTGCAACGATGGTGGTGGAACAAACAAAAAATATGGTTTTAATTCTATATTAGCATACAAACAATTTGCAAAACACATTCACGGCGAAAATATACCAAATGCATGGGTTCTTGTTGTTGCTCCAGAAGATTTTGGTGATACATTGTCGTTTGGTATGAGTATGTCTGTTTCCGGTTTCAGTGTACCAAGTTACATGAAAAATTACACAGACAGTTTATGGCAAAATAATGTATTGACACCCTATGGAACAACAGTATTTGATGGGTTATTAAATACCAGACTATTTGATGAAACCACAATCGAAAGAAATACTTGGTTCATACGAAACAATTATATTATCGATGGAACCCCTAAAACCATAGATCCTCTTGCTATGTTAAGATTTAAACATAGCAAAGCAAATTATTGGCAATCAGCAATTGATGAAAATTTAATCACAACAAACGAAACATACTTCAAAGAAAAGTATAAAGAAATGTGGTATGCCGTAAACAATCAAACAACGGCTTTATATCAAATTAGTTCTAAAAATAAACAGATGTATAACGGTTATTCTGATTGGTACATACCAAGTGCTTTAGAACTAAACATGATGTATCACAACTTAGATGCAATCAATCAAGGAATAATTTATAATTCAAATAGTTCTTCTTGGAAAACAATATCAAATCAAAATAAATATTGGTCTTCTACTACTGGCGGAAAAGTCATTGAAATTAAATCGGCAGAATCTGGTTCTTTCGGTGTAAAAAATTATGAAAACTATAATTTTTCATTAGAAGATCCTCTGTCTTCACCAGACGGACTGTTAGATACTTGGAAAAAATATAAAACAACACAGGCACACCGAGCCTATACTCAGGATTTCTCAACTGGAAAAATGGTTTCATTGTTAAAATCTTCTCAACAGGCTAAATTAAGGGCATGTAGAATGATTCCTATATACTTTAAAACTAAAAATTATGAAAATCAATTTGAATATAGTTTTAAAACGATGAATACATGTTCCTCCTGTAGATAAGAAAGTAAATAATGTCAAATAATATTGGTCATAGTTCTATATTTCCAAGTACTGGTTTAGGTGCAGCAGGATCTATTGGTCCAACCGGACCCACAGGAGCAAACCAAACAGTTCCCGGTCCCACTGGATCAACTGGAATAAATTCAAATTACATTACTTTAGTAAATGTAACTCCAACCGGACAAGTGGAGTTTACTTTATCTGATGGAACAGTTGTTTCTCCTGGCATTTTTAAAGGTGCTACTGGAATTTATGCGGGAATTACTGCAACAACAATTGGAACAGGAATCCCAGTTCTAAAAGGCGTATGTGGTGGAATAACTTTAGAATTTTATAACTTTAGATCTGGCGGTATTTTGGGTGTCACTTATTCGTCTTTTGACAATCTAAAGTTTACTATCTTAGATCAAAATATTGGTGGAGGTATATCTGCTTCTACAGAAAACAATAGAATAGTTTATTTTAAACAAAGAAACTATGTAATGTCTACTGATCTTGCTCCACAAAGAGCAAATTCATCAATCAGAGTTGGTGATAATGATTATGGATATATTAATTTTGGTACAGAATCTAGCGGAAGAAATGTAGTAACTGATATTCGAGACACTTTATTTACCTTGGGTCCAATAGAGCGTGGAGAAAGAATTGTCACTACAGATACTTTCTTTGACCAGGGCAGCCCAGAAGGAATTACTTTAGATGTTTCAAGGGCAACAGTTTATCAGTTAATAACTCCAATTGGTATTAAGGGATTCAAATACGATGCAATCCCAGACGGTCAAGTAATGTCTGTTACATTGTTTATTGATGGTGAAGATGTTTGGAATTTTCCATCAGATGTGGTTTTTGATGAGGCAAGCAAACCCATATTCTATCCAGGCATGAATATTCTTCACATGTGGAGAACTAACCAAGATGATAAATGGAGAGCACATTTTACAGCAAGAGGGTTTGGAGTTAATGAAGCCATAAATCCAGGCTTAAGAGGATCATGCTGCTATTTTGATGTGGATGATGAAAAACACTGTGAAGATTATGTAACTCAAACGTATTGTGATGAGAGAGATGGTACATTTGAACCTATGGTTCCTTGTACAAAAAATAAATGCATAACTGATACTGCACAAAAAACTTATGATGGTGTTTGCTGTTCAGAAGGAAGATGTATATCTGATATTGATCCAAGTTTTTGTCAAGCAATTAATGGTCAATTTATTTCAGGAATAACATGTGGTGATGTTGGTATTTTTCCAGACAACGATGCACAAAATTATACAACATATAATTCAGATGGAAGTGTACTTGTTGAATCTGGTCTATGCTATAATAACTGCAAAGATACATCAGTTTATTGCTGTAAAGATGGAGAGTGCCTTGGGCAATTAACAGAAGAATATTGTAAATATCTTGGTGGAAAAACAGTAAAAAATGTTAACAGTTGCTCTGAAGCAAAATGCTGCGATTCAGTATCTGCTCCGGGTGCTTGCTGTATTCCAGTAGAAGATGGATATTCTTGTCAAGAGGTACAAACACCATATGAATGCAATACCACACTAAATGGTATTTACATGGGTAAAAATACAAACTGTGATACAACTAAATGTGACTGCAATACCGTCCCATCCACTTGTTACAGATGCAATACTCTTCCAGAAAATAATCAATGCAATTGTCAGCAAGTTTCTGTTAATTTAAGACCAGGTGAAACTTGTGAGGAATATTCTACGATTGGTAGTAGTAACTATTTTACAACTCAGGAACAATGTGTTGGTTTTTGCAGTCCCGTAGAATGCTCTAAATGCCAACAAGACGGTCAGTGTATAGATAAACAATTATGCGGTGGGTGTGGTCAAGTTCCCGGCCAAGGAATATTTAATGACGGAAATTGCACCAATTACGACTGTAATTTAAGAACATGCTTTAAACCATGTACTAACGAAATATGTCAATGTCTTTCTACTCAAGTTCCAATAACACAAACGTGCCCACAAACACATCCTAACGACTCATGTGATTGTTCTAATGATTGTGGTGGTTCTGGGGAAGAACAAACTGTTGCATGTTTCTGGTGCTTTGCTCATATTGAAAATAATGGTATCACTGATTCATTATTGAGTCCAATTGTTCTAGAACCAAATGGTGGAATGATGGGTGGTTATATTAAATATCAAGGACTATATGACGGAAGATTCCGTAACCCAAATATTGCACCAAACGATCCTGGACAATGGTTGCGAATTCAACCAGACCTGGTTCCTGGTGTGGATAATTTATCCATAACCAATCCAACACCAGATGATATAGATGCTGGTATTTCTACTCTAGGAGAATACTTAGAATCAATTGGTAGTAAAAGAGTTGCAGAATTAGTTGCTGATCAGAGTGTATGGAAAGAAAAATTTATTAAACAATCTCAAGCACCATACAGAGCAGTAGCATTAATAGATGAAAATATTGCAAATAAATTAAACAGTAAACAAATCGATGATGTTACTATTAATACTAAAACTGGAGTAAAACAAATTCAATTAGATTCAGAAACAGATCTATTTACACCAGTTCAAATTCCATACTTTATAGAAGAATGGCCAGATAATACTAATAGTCCATCTTATCCAGTAGATAAGTTAAAGATTGATACTAGAACATCTGCTGATGTACTAGGAGTTCGCGGTAAATTTAAATGTTATTATGTTGGATCATATAATAAAACTAGTAATCCTTCTATAACACGAGCAAGATGTTTAACGCGATTTGGTTATACACCAGATCAACAAACAGACTGCAAACTATGTGATCCAATTCCTCCGATTGAGTACGGTTTTACTAATCTAAGTCAACCACCATCAAATTTTCAAACAACATTTGAAAAGCTTGAACCATATCAAGAAGAAATTGAAAATGGAATATTAGCACCATTTCCTCCACTGTGGGGAAGAATAACTTATAAATTTGACAGACGGGTTTGTGGTAGTAACAGACATGCTAGGGTTACACACAATCTTCGTTTGTTAAATTACAAAACAATAACTGACATGTGTTTAGCAACGTTTAATGGTGAATTAAAATATTTTATGGATTTGTTGCATACAGATTATATTGATATTGAAAACGGAGCGGCGTCTGGTAAATTGAAAGTTGTTAAAAATATGGTTCGTGGAATTAAAGAGTCTATGGGAGTACCAGAAAGCATAAATGCCACTGTCAATTCTCCTAATCCAGATCCGTCGCCTTTAGAGTTATTACAAATACAGAATTTTAATAGTAGAAATACTTATTATAATAGACTTCTTGGTGATTATGTATTCGAGGATCAAACGCCAGAATTTTTTTGGACAGAATGGATAGATAGCCCATTCCGTGGTAAAAAACTATTTGGAGCGGGATGTGTTCAAGAAGGTTATTTACAATATGATCCATATATGTTGTGTAATAGCAAAAGTTATAAGGGCGCTGGAATACAATGGTCATATTGGTCTTCAATAGCAGACAATTGTGGTTTTTTGAACAACTGTAATGATATTTTTGATTTTAATAATCCAGGATCGAATGATATTCCAGAAGCAGGAACAAGCGATCCTTTATGGACATTTAGGGTTAATACTTTTGTGAATTACTACAGACACGGATTTTATGGTGATCCTATTAATAGATTGTGTGAAGACGGGTATACCTCACTATGCTCTACATTTGATGGTGAAGGCATATCGAGCACCAGTGTTACTTTATTTTATCCTAGAAAACAAACGTTACTTCATGGGGATTTTCTTTATTCAACTGGAGAATTGTGGTTTGAGGTGCCTGGTACTGGAGGAAAATTAAAATGTACTACTGATACCGATGAAAACGGAGAGTATCAAGATCCAATTAGGGACAACATTGGTTTTTCTCAAGATGCATTTCCCCCAGCCTGGGCTGCTGGCATCTCATCTACGACAGGAGATCCTCTGAATGATTTCTGTGAGTCATTGCTTCAATCACCGGGGAACGGCACAACCGATCAATTATATGGAGGCATACCAAGGGGAATTTTAGGAAGAAACCTTCGATATAATTTAGAAGCATATAGAACATATTCTGTTTTTTATAATAGATCACAAACAACCCATTTAAATGGTTCAAATGCAAAATCACTTTCTCAAGCAGAAAGAACCGCAGTTCCTATTATTTTTATACAAGGTGCATATTGGCAAAAATCATGTGGCGCTGGTGTTGAAGCTTTATGTGACTGTAAGAATGTATGTTGTTGTGTAGATGCATGCCTCGACTCTTGTTCATTCTATGGAACATGGACGGAGGATGAGTGTGGTGGTACAGTTATCAGTGGAGGACGCGGAGGCGGCAGCGGCTCCGGTGGTGGCTCCGGTGGTAGCAATAGTGAATCATGTGAGGATGGACCAACTGAGGCACAATGGATAAATGCTTACATAGTTTCACCATCAACAGTTGGTCAAACTGAACCATTAACAAGAATAAAAACTGGTGAAAAAACAAAATATGTAAAACTTGATGAAGGACTATGTGTACATATAATATGTCCAGAATGCAATTTATACGAGAGTTGTTAATATGTCTATAAACTTTAGAACAAGATCTCAAACAATAGTAGATTATAGCAGTTATATTCAAACTACTAATGTCACTGGTTGTTGTTATGTTTTTGATGCTGATACAAATACTGTAGGTCAATTTGTAGATACAACATTATCTCAATGCAATCAGTTAAATGGTTATTTTATGTCCGGAGCATGTGATCCAAATAATACAATTACTCCGGCATCTACTGGGTGTTGTTGTGCATGTTCTTTGTTTACTCCCCCAGATACCTCTACATATGTCAAAAATACAACATTGTGCGAATGTGAATCTATTGGTGGATTATGGACTCTTAATTATGATTGCAGTTCTACACAAACACCAACACAAATAGATGCTCTGTGTAAAACTGGAACACCAGAACAATCCAATGTTATTGATTTTAGACCTAAAAAAGCATGTTGTCATCCAGAAGTTCAAGATGATGGAACAATTTCTTCGGAGTGTACTGACGTTTGCAACGAAAAAGAATGTGCTGAAAAAACAATATTTCCATATATTTCTACTTTCTATAATAATGGAAGAAAGTGCGATGAGTCTGTTGGCGGAACAATTCCGGTTTCTCTTGAATGTCAATTGAATGAAACTAATTTAAATGTTTTAAATTCATGTGATAATGGTACAAATTTATTTTGTTGGGTGTATGGAGCAGGCACAACACAAAGATGTTCTGCTAAAGAAGATTTTTATGATAAATATTTTTCTGGAAAATTTTTAAACAAAATTACTCATTATGTTGCAACTATACAAAACACACAAAACATCTCTGGTGAGCAAAATTATTTACTTCCTGGCTTTTTTTGGCCAGAAAACGAAGTACCAAATTTACTAAATTTGGCTAAATCCGGAGACATTAAACTTAAAAAAGTGTGCCCGGGAAGTTTATCATATACAAATGAAATAGAAGAACCACGAAGATATTATGATGGTTATTTTGGTGGTATAACTGAAAATAACACTGGTGTATTTTACGCATCTACTGGATTTTTTTCTAGATTCGAAAATTCTTCAGAATCTCCTGTTGGGGATGTGCTTGGTGCAGTTTTAGATTTAATTGCTACAAGAACATTTAGTGCATGGGCATCAACAAATACCACAAATCCAAATGTAAAAATTCAAGGAAGATTTTACAACCCAGATACAGAACAATACAAAACTTATTCTCCTGCTCTAAAATTAAAAAAATTATATCAACATAATTCTGCTCCAATTGGATTTGATTTTTATGATAAAGACTATTCAACAATTGGTTTTGCTGGTCAAAAGTTAGATAATACATTTGATTATTATTCACCATTCATGGATGAATCTAGTGAATTACAACAAATTCGAGACATGATTAGAAGTTTGCCACCTAAAGAATATGTAAATGCATCTTTCGGTGTTCACACATTCTGTGGGATAGAACAAGATGGAATCATGACTTGTGTTTCATTAAACGATGAAATACCAAATTCATATGTGCGCTCTAAGAAATATAAATTAGTTTCTTGTAGTAATATAAAAGGTGCTGGTCCTTTAGACCCATCAAACGATTATTGTTTTGCTGTTGATTTTGAAAATAAATTTGAAAAACTAGGATCTATTGATGATTTTAATAATCAACCAGCATATTCAATAACAGATGTAACTTCATTGTCCTGTGTCAATGGCTCATGTCAAGCAACTGTTGTTCCAGATATTGATGTATGCAACAATCAAATACCCGGAAGTTGTTGTACATGTGTCGATCAAGGATCTTGCATACAAACTACACAAGGTAATTGTCAAAATCTAGATGGAAGATTCAGAAGTGGAGGTATATGTTGTTCTGAAAATCCGGGTCTAGAAACATGTGATGATTGTACAGACGCAAATTGCGAAAGAAATGCTCCTTTAAGATCGGTTCAAGTACAGGATACTCTACCAGATTCAGAATTAACATATTATCAAGATGGGTTATATGTTGGAATATTTGAGCCTGGTTCTCCACTAAACTATGAAGGATCAACTGTAAATGGAAGACCATTCACAGGACCGGCAGTAAACTACAAACCAAGTATTGTTGGATATGGAACAACTGCCAAAAAATGGGCAATTATAGTAGCACCATTTGATTTTGAATTAGAAGCCATAAAAGGAAAAAGAGAACAATTAGAAACAATTCCTGCATCTCTGTATGATGGTTTATGGAATACTTATGGTGATAATGAAGTTTATTACGGTATACAAGGAAAGGCAATGGAGAACCTAAGAGACCGTTCTCGTCTTTCTGGCTGGTATCTTCCATCTAAAAATGAATTAGAATTTATTAATTTAAAAATCAATCACGGTTTCTTTATTCCAGAAGTGTTTAAATCCATGAATAGTGCGGTATACTTAACTTCTACCCCATTCTTCAGAGTAAATACAGATACAACCTATAACATAGATGATCAAATATTTAATGATAAAGCCTTTATGTACGGACAAAGTTTTAAGAAGGTAGATTACGGGTCTATATACTTAGTACCACGAACAGATAAAGTAAATGTTCGACTAATAAGAAGAATTGAATTGGAGTAATTATTATGAGTGAAGAAAATACCTGTTCTAATAAACCAAATCCTATTGAGTTTCGTAGCGTAGCAGTCCCAGATGGGAAATCAGTAATTTCAAAGAAAATAGGCATGATTCAAAGTTTTGCCATGTCTTTGACTTCTCGTGGTCTAAATGAGAAAAAGATAAACAAAGCGACAAAACAACTTCGTGTTTTGAGTTGCTTTGGTGACAAGCATTTGGGTGGAGTTTTGCCCCCATGCGAACATCTCAAAGAAAGTAAGACACAAGGACAATATTACTGCGGTGGTTGTGGATGCGGTGATAGACAAGGAACTTGGTTGGTTGCAAATGGTAATGATTACAGTAAATTGGATTATCCAAAGTTGAACTGCCCAATTACCATGCCTGGGTTTACAAACTATTCAGCAAGTAAACCAGATGAAGCCATTTCTCCAATTACGAGAAAATATTACATTGAAAATATCTCGTTTGAGGATTTAAACAAATTGCCCGTCACTCTTCCAGAAATGCCCGAAGCAATGAAAAAGGCTATGGAAGAACGCGAAGCAAAAATGGCTGAACAAAAACAGCAACAACTCAACACAGAACCCTTGCAGTAATAAAGTAAAAGCCATAAATACCTTTAAGGAGAATTTATGGCTGCACCAAACTCAAGACAAACTTTAATTGAGTATAGTTTACGTCAACTGGGCGCACCAGTTGTGGATATCAACGTTGATTGGCAACAGTGTGAGGATAGATTAGATGATGCTTTGCAGTATTTCTCAGAGAGACACTTTGATGGTGTTGAAAAAGCATTCTTTCTATATCCAGTTACAGCACAAGATATAACCAATCAGTATATTGATACTGATGCTTTAGGTCCTGTAAATGGATTTGGTGGAGATGGTCCAACCGGAGCAGACATTTTATCCATAGTAAAAGTGTTTCAATTTGGACCCTTCAGTAATATTTCAATGTTTGATATTCGTTATCAAATGGCTTTAACAGATTACTTCGGTATTAATACTAATCTGATGTCGAGTCGAAATATGGGTCTTGGTCAGTATGACAGCACCAAACGTTATATTAATTTAATTCAAGATCTATTTCAACCAGAGAAGACAATTCGGTTTAGTAAAGTCACAAATAAACTTCATATAGAAATGAATTGGCAACAAGAATTAATTGCTGGTTCTAATTTGATGATCGAAGCATATGTTAATTTAAGCCCAGACAAATTTACTGAGATATACAATGATCGACTTCTAAAGAAATATTTAACTGCTCTCATAAAAAGACAATGGGGCATGAATATGTCTAAGTTTGGTGGTGTTCAACTTCCGGGTGGTGTAACTCTTCGTGGTCCTGAAATTGTTCAAGAAGCAATGCAGGAAATCGAACTAATAGAACAACAAGTTCAACTTGAATACGAACTACCAATAAACTTCATGATGGGATAATATGGCAAGAAATCCATACTTCAAAGATTATTCTGGAGAGCAAAATGTCATCGAAGATCTCTCAATAGAGATCATCAAAACGATGGGCAGAGATATGCTTTATATTCCAAGAGAACAGTACAACATCGAAGAAGAGTTCGGTGAGGCTCGTTATAAGTTTAGTAAATCATTTCCTATAGAAATGTATATTGCTACTGTTAATGGCTTTGAAGGCGAGGGAGATATAGTTTCTAAATTTGGTTTAGAAGTTAGAGATAAAGCAATTATTATTCTTTCCAGAAAAAGATTTAAACAAGAAGTATCCGATCATTATGACACGATAACCAGACCAAGAGAAGGTGATTTAATTTATTTTCCTCTGACAAAAGGTTTATTTGAAATTAACTTCGTTGAACATGAAAATCCATTTTATCAAGCAGGAAAGTTATACACTTATGCATTAACATGTGAACTTACAACAATTGATAATGATGAATTTGAAACTGGTGATACTGATATTGATGTTGTAGAAACAGAAAATAAAGCATCTATTTCCATATTTACATTCTCTAGTGAAATATCATCCGGTAAAATATTTTACGATGGAGAAACCGTGTTTCAGGTGGCTGGTGTTACTGGAGGTAATTATGCTAATGCAACCGCAGAAGCAAAGGTAGTTAAATTCTACAGCAGCACCGATACAATGGAAATATATGGAATTAGTGGCTCATTCTTATATGGATCTCAGTCTATACGAGGAAAAGATTCCGGAGCAGAATACTATGTTTCAGGAATTACTGGAAGTAATTTGATTATTCCAATTACACCGGTCACAACGTTTGAAGTAGGAGATAATGAAGATATTAAGAGTGAAGGTGATTCTATGAAGATTTATGATTTTACCGAAATAGATCCATTCTCTGAAGGAACTTATTAATGTTTCAATATTTTTACAATCATACACTTAAAAAACTAACATTAGCGTTTGGTGGTTTATTTGATGAAATTTATGTATCAAAAGAAACATCCACCGGGATGGAAGAGAGAAAGCGTGTCCCTTTAACTTACTCTGGAAAAGAAAAATTTGTTAGAAGATTAACTGAAGCAAGTTCTATTTCAAATAATGTAAAAATTGAAACAATGCTTCCAAGATTAGCATTTGAATTAACTACTATTCAATATGATCCTCAGCGAAAAGTTAACAAAATAAACAAAAAAGTCAAAACGGTTGGAACTGGAGCAGAAGCCACCACATATCAATCTTTTGTTGAAGTTCCATATAACGTTCAATATTACTTACATGTTTTTGCAAGAAACGTTGATGACAGTCTTCAAATAGTTGAGCAAGTTATACCTTATTTTTCTCCAGAGTTTGTTGTTACTTTAAAGATGAATGAATTGGATACAAAAATAGACGTTCCTATTGTATTGAACAACGTATCATTTAATGATCAGTTTACCACTGGTGATTTTTCTACAAGAAGAGAATTATATACTAGTTTACAATTTACCGCAAAGGCTTACATATATTCCAAGATTAAAGAAAGTGATTCTGGAATTATTAAAGAAATGAATATCGATATCTTGGAGGATGACACACTATGACAGATGATGTTCCAAATGTTTTTAATTCTATATCTCAAAGTCTAGGTGTAGATTTTAAATCAAACCCAAAAGAAGTTCTTGTTCCAGTTCAACCAAAAGAACCACAAGATACTAAAAAAATTGATTCAGATTTTGAATATGCTAGACAGAATTTAAAAGAACTCATAGAAAAGGGAAAAGATAGTCTTGAAAATGCCATATCTTTGGCAGAAAGTTTAGACTCTCCCAGAGGATTCGAAGTAGTTTCTAATTTTGCAAAACAACTTGCTGAAATGAATAAAGATTTAATTGATCTGCATCAGCAAAAGAAAAATATTCAAAAAGAAGAAATTACGGTAAATAATAAAACAACCAATGCAATTTATGTTGGTTCAACAAGTGATCTTCAGGACATAGTGAATCAGTCCAGAAGTAGAAAAAAGGCTTTAGATAATGACGAGCAAAGATAAAAGTTATCTTGGAAATCCCAACCTAAAAGGACCTGGGGTAAAAATTGAATTTACTAAAGAACAGATTGATGAATATCTTAAATGTGCGAACGATCCTGTTTACTTTATTAAAAATTACATAAAAATCGTAACTCTTGATAAGGGTCTTGTTCCTTTTGATCTTTATGATTACCAACAGGACATGGTTCGAAAATTTCATGATAACCGATATATCATAGCAAAACTACCTCGTCAGTCTGGAAAATCTACAACTGTTATTGGTTATATTCTACATTATATTTTGTTTAATCAAAACATGAGTGTTGCAATTCTTGCAAACAAACAATCCACGGCAAGAGAAATGTTGTCTCGTCTAAAATTAGCATATGAGTATTTACCTAAATGGATTCAACAAGGAATTTTAGAATGGAATAAAGGATCTATTCAATTAGAAAATGGTTCTAAAATTTTAGCATCTTCTACGTCAGCATCCGCTGTGCGTGGTGGATCATTTAACATGTTATTTCTTGATGAGTTTGCGTTCGTTCCCCAAAATATTGCAGAAGAATTCTTTAGTTCTGTGTTTCCAACAATTACTTCTGGTGTTAGCACCAAAGTTTTAATTATCTCTACACCTAATGGTCTTAATATGTTTTATAAACTTTGGAAGGGTGCGACTCGAAAAGAGGGAGATCCAACAAAAAATGAATATGTTCCAATTGAAGTACACTGGTCTCAAGTTCCAGTAACATCTGGAGGAAAATTAAGAGATCAAAAGTGGAAAGAGGAAATGATCAAACAAACTTCGGAAAAGCAGTTCGAATCCGAATTTGAATGTAACTTTTTGGGATCTTCAAACACATTAATTTCTACATCAAAATTAAATACAATGTCATGGAAAGAACCAGAATATGTTACTAAAGATGGTCTTACTGTTTATGAACAACCAATAGAAGATCATTTGTACTTTATAACTGTAGATACTGCCAGAGGACAGGGAAAAGACTATAGTGCATTTACGGTAATAGATGCCACAACTTCTCCGTATAAACTGGTATGTAAATTTAGAAATAATATTATATCACCCATGTTATTTCCTACTGTTATCGAAAAAGCCGCTTACAAGTACAATAAAGCATATGTCTTTATAGAGATCAATGACATTGGTGGACAGGTTGCTGATATTTTACACAGTGAACTTGAATATGAACATGTTCTTATGACTAGCATGAAGGGTAGAAAAGGACAGGTTGTTAGTGGCGGTTTCGGAAAAGGAGAGAGTGTATTTGGAGTAAGAACGACAAGTCAGGTAAAACGAGTTGGATGTTCAGTACTAAAGAATATGATTGAACAAGACAAATTAATGTTGGAAGATTACGATATTCTGACAGAATTGATGTCATTTGTCAGTAAAGCACAGACTTATGGTGCGGAAGATGGTCATACGGACGATTTAGTAATGTCTCTAGTTCTTTTTGCCTGGTTATCAAGACAACCCTATTTTAAAGAATTAACTAATCTGGACACCAGACTTGCTTTATATAAAAATGAAATTAAACAACTTGAGGACGATTTGGCGCCTTTTGGGTTTATTTCCTCCTACGAAGACGAAGATATGAAGACATTTTCAGACGGAAAGGATTTATGGAAAGCAGACGAGTGGAAATAACGAATTAAATAAATACCCCTAGTAAGGCATCTCTAGGAGATAAAAATGGCAAGACCAAACGTAAGCGTAACCGTAATTGACAATTCATTCGTAGTCGCTGGTTCAGAGGGAGGAAGTGCTCACATTTCAGGCATGTTCAGCCTCAGCACCCCAAGTTTAGTTACTCTATTCGGGGTAACAGCAGATAAAGATAATGATTATATGACAGTTGAAAGTTTAGCAGACTGGATTGGTTTGCTAAATGGAACAACATATGGTGGAGCCACCGGACCAGGACCAACCGGAGATTGGAAGCAGGATTGGTATTCTGCTTATAATTACCTCTCATACGGTGGTGTTCTTAGAATTGCAGAAACTTCAACTGCGTTTTTTGATACAAACATTCAATTAGATACTGTTTTCACATCTCAAATCAACACAACACATGTCTCGGCAGTACTAAACACAATTGCAGAAAGAGATACAACAATCGGTGTTGTGGGTGTAACTTATGCTGGTTATGCAAGCGGAACCGCAGTATCTGGTGTAACAGCATTCCCATCAGTTGCAGATGCAACCACTGATAACAAAGCATTCTTAGTAGGTGGTGAAAAAGTAATGCTTGGTTTGTCAAATCAAACTGTTGGTGAAAACTTCGTTACAATTCCACTCGCATCAGATGTTGCTGGATGTTTTGCTAGAACCGATAGAGATGCAACTCTTTGGTCATCTCCGGCCGGAACTCGTCGCGGAAGAATACTAAATGTAGTTCGTCTTGTAAAGAATCCAAAAGCATCTGAACAAGATGCACTTTACGATGATGCTGAAATTAATTCTGTAATCGGTATTCCTGGCGAGGGAACTTATCTATTCGGAGATAAGACAAGAGAAGCAACAAGCACATCAAGTCTCACAAGAGTAAATGTAGTTCGTCTAATTAATTACATTAAACAAACTTTGGGACGATCTGCTCGTTCTGTTTTGTTCGAAGTAAACGACGCAGGAACACGATCTCTGTTTGCTAATTCTGCAAATGGATTCTTACAGCAAATTAAAGAAGGAAGAGGAATATTTGATTATAGAGTTGTATGTGATGAATCAAATAATCCAGCCTCAATTATAGACTCAAATCAATTTGTTGCTGATGTATTCATCAAACCAACAAAGTCTGTAAACTTCGTCAAACTTAGAATTACTAACCTAAATACTGATGCCGTTTTATAATAAATAAGTAAAACACAGGAGACAAAATGGCAACAATTCACTCAATTTCCACGTTTCAGGACAAGTTTCAAGGTGGTACTCGTCCAAATAGATTTAGAATTACTGCAACCCCACCAAGTAATTTAGCAACTGGTGGAAACGGATTATTCATCGACACACATTGCGTTGCAGCAACTCTACCAGAAAGCATAGTAGGAAATATACCAATTCCGTTTAGAGGAAGAATTTACAAATTTCCAGGCGACAGGGTATATAACGACTGGAATGTAACAGTACTGGATGATACTGGTGCAAGTAGCACTTGGGATGCATTCCATGCATGGTCAGAGTTGTTTAACAGCCATGAAGATAACGTAGCACAAGACAGAAGACACGTTAGCAATTTCTGCGTTGATCTTACTGTTGAACATTTAGATCATCAGTCTGATGCATTCTTAAAGAAAATAATTTTAAGAAATGCATGGCCAACACAGGTTGGACCAGTTTCGCTAGATATGGCAGCAGCAAATCAAACAGCACAATTTCAAGTCGCTATTTCTTATAGTCATTATACTTACGAAGCACAAAGCCCAACCTCTTAATTTTAAAAAAGATATTATATTATGGCAATAACTGACATATTTGGTTTTAGTTTTGGAAAAAGAAAAGATCAGGAAGAAAAGAGTCTAGAAACAAATCAGATTCCGGTAACACCTGAACCCTACGACGGAACCTATACATTTGAAACTGGAGGAGTCTTTGGTACATCCATTGACTTCTCCGGTTCTATTAGGGACGAGAACCAACTCATTGGGCAATATAGAGGAATGGCTCTTCACCCAGAAGTTGACAGCGCAATTGAAGATATTGTCAATGAAAGTATAGTAATGGGAGAAGACAGAAAACCCATTAAACTAAATTTAGATTATGTAAATCTTCCAGACTCAATAAAAACCAAAATATACTTTGAATATAACCACATCCTAAAACTATTAGACTTTAGTAATAAAGGACATGAAATTTTTAGAAGATGGTATATTGACAGCAAAGTTTTTTACTACAAAGAAATAGATAAAACAAATCCACAAAAAGGATTAGTTTCTTTGATACCAATTGATCCGGTAAAAATCAAAAAGGTAAGAAAAGTAGAAAAAGAAAGAGCAAAAGTATCTGGTGGTCAGATTATTCCTTTTGTAAAGAAAGTGGATGAGTATTACGTCTATACGGACACTGATAAGGAAGCACTATATCCAACGACTCCATCTGGATATAGATTTACCATAGACACAGTTGCTTATTCGCATTCTGGTGTAGTGGATGCAGTAACAAAAAGAGTAATTGGTTATCTTCAAAAAGCAATACGACCACTTAACATGTTGCGTCAAATTGAAGATGCTGTTGTAATATACCGAATTTCTCGCGCACCAGAGAGAAGAATATTCTACATCGACGTAGGAAATCTTCCAAAACAAAAGGCAGAACAATATCTACGAGAGATCATGAATCGTTACCGTAATAAAATTACATATGATTCAGCCACTGGTCAGATTCGTGACGATAGAAACCACATGCATATGTTGGAAGATTTCTGGATGCCACGAAGAGAAGGTGGAAGAGGAACAGAAATACAGACATTAGATGGTGGGCAAAATTTAGGAGAAATGGAAGACGTTCTTTATTTACAAAAGAAGTTGTATAGAGCACTGAATGTTCCTATTTCTCGACTTGAAGCAGAAACTGGATTCAACATGGGTCGTTCTGCTGAAATTACAAGAGATGAAGTTAAATTCTATAAATTTGTAGAAAGACTAAGGCTCAGGTTCACCTCTCTTTTGTTAGATCTAATTAAGACTCAAGTTATTCTCAAGGGAATAATGACAGAGGATGAGTGGAACAAAATTCAACAAGATGTTGCATTTAAATTCAACAAAGATTCATATTTCAATGAATTAAAAGAAAATGATATTCTTCGTGACAGATTAGATATGCTAAATAATTTGGCAGGAGTGGTTGGACGTTATTACTCTGAGGAGTATATTCGAAAGAACATACTCAAACAGACCGATGAAGAAATTATAGAAATTAATGCACAGATTGCAAAAGAACAACAAGAAGCATTGATTAAATCGGTAGAACAACAACAACAAATGCTTGCATTAGGAATACAACCAGAGCAGCAAGAAGGCGAACAGGCTCCACAATGAATAACCGTCCAGAGTTTTCAGCCTTAAAAGAAGAAAATAAAGACCTTTTTAAAAAGGAAGTATATTCTCTTATTAAGGAAAAAATCTGTGATTCTTTAGCGCATCTTTATCTAAAAGAAGCAAACAAAATATTAAAAAACATACAAACAAAACCTAAACCAAAAAAAGAAATAAAAATTTTTGAGGAAAAGGTTTCTGTTGAGTATATGCCTATTAATGAAGTAAATGTTGCAATTAATACAAACAGAACTACTTGGGCAACCGCAAAAGATGGTTCTCTACTTGAAATAACTCCAAATATGGCTAAATATTTGGCAGAATTATATAAAACTCTAAATACTTCACATAAGGATAAGTTAGTAAACCTCATGCTTGAATCAGAACATGGATTCAAGAAAGCAGTAAAAACTGCGGAAAAATTATACCGGAGATAAAAATGGACACCAACGATCTAATTAAAAACGTAATTCAAGAGAACGTAGTAGAAACAAAAAGAATCGTACACGATCTTTTGATGCAAAAACTCAACGAGAGACTTCAAGCCAAGTTTGAAGAATATGCACCACAGACTTTCTTGGATGAAACTACAGAGGAAGAGGTTGAAGGTGAATTAGAACTAGAAACTGAACTTGATGAAGCCAATGAACTTCGTTCAGAACTAAATGATCTTCTTGAGAAAAAAGAGGAAGAGGAAGAGGAGGAAGAGGAGGAGGAAGAGGAAGAAGACGAGGAAGAAAAAATGGGAGAAGATGGTTTAGTTTATGAAGATGAAGGTTGCGATAATTGCAATCAAGATAATAAAGCAGCGGAAATGAATCAAAAAGCATTCAAAAAGTCCACTGGAATTTCAGAAGAAACTGAACAACTAGATGAAGTTTCTCCTTCCGGTATGAAACACATGACTCATTCTAAAAAGGCAAGAGAATCCTTTAAAGCACAATATGGCAAACGCGGTAAGTCTGTTCAATATGCAACTGCATGGAAGAAAGCAAAGAAAGACGAATAATGAAACTCATCACAGAAACTATAGAGGACATTCAATACATTACAGAAGGTCCAGAAGATAAAAAGTCTCTCTTTATAGAGGGTGTCTTCATGGTTTCTGATGAATGTAACCGAAACGGTAGAGTATATCCTTATGATACTCTAAACAAAGAGGTTGGTCGTTATATTACCGAATTTGTGAATTGCAATCGTGCCTTTGGTGAACTAGGACATCCAACAGGTCCAACTGTAAACCTTGATAGAGTTAGTCACAGAATCGTTATGTTGGAATTCAAAAAGAATAAGGTTTATGGAAAAGCCAAAATTCTTGAAAGTACTCCAATGGGAAAGATAGCAGGAGAACTAATTCGAGAAGGTGCAAAACTTGGTGTTAGTTCAAGAGCAATGGGATCACTCGTTGAGCAAAATGGAAAAAAGATTGTTCAACCAGATTTGATGCTTTCTGCCGTTGATATTGTTGCTGATCCATCTGCTCCGGGTGCATTTGTAAATGGCATCATGGAAGGAAAAGAATGGGTATGGAATAATGGTTCTTGGTTGGAGAGAGATTTGATGGAAGCAAAACGAACCATGAAAAAGACTTCAACCAAAAATATAGAAAAAAAAGCATTAAGATTATTTGAAGACTTTTTTAAGAAACTTTAATGCTAAGTTTTAAGCAATATCTTAAAGAACAGCAAAATGCTGCAACTAGAACACTTGCAGCAGCCACTGCTAGTCGGGCTGTTGCTGGTGGTATTGATCCGCGAACAGGACAACCATTAATCAATCCAGAAACAAGACAACCAGTACAAGAAAGACCACCAACATCTTATACTAAAAGAAGTTTATTAAGACCTGGTGATTTGAGCAGAAAAGTAGGCGCTGGAGTATTAGATCCTAATCAATTACCTAAACCATCAGCAATGCCTTCTCTTGGAAGACAGAATAGAACACCATCAACATTTAGACCAGAATTTACACCGGCTGTTCCTCCTAATACGATGCAAATGGGTAGTCAAGTAGTAACAAGACAAGCAGCAAAGCAAAGACTCGGTGGGATTTACGGAGCAATTGGATCTAATGTAGTCGCAGGAGCAGTTGGAGCATTAGCAACTGCATTTGAAAAGAGAAATGCACGATTGGGACGTAGAGATACAAGTGGTAATAGAATTCTTGGTGCCGTTGATGCACTTGGTAGTTCTGATTCTGTTCAACGAGGAATTGGTGGAGCAGTAGCAAGAACCGGAAGTTTATTACAAAAACTAAGAGGTGCAGTATCTCCACCAAATGTTAGCACCAAGTTAACACCAGAACAAGAAGCAGAGAGAGATAGAGCAAGACTAGAAACAGAAATTGCACAAACTAATGCAACTCTACCAGTACAAATTACAAGACCTGGTTCTGTTATTAGAAGACCAGAACTAGGACCAGCAACAGATGCTGAAAAAACAAAACCAATATCATCAAACACAAATTTTGATGCAGAATTACAAAAAAGAGCAGAGTTACTTGGAAATAGAATAAACACACCTCAGTTTGCCAAAACTAAATCTGCTTACGACGCTCTACGACAACGAAGACAACAAACCACACTTAGCAATATGCCTAATCCAAATGCAAGAATGGCAACACTAGCACCCAATCCGCTGATGGAAAGCAAAAAGAAGCGTGACCACTAATTAAGGCTTAAAAAACAAAATTTACTAAATAACAATAGTTCTTATAGAGGACAAGAAATTTATGGAAAAACAATCTACACCAACACACGCCGCCAACGGTGCAGCCCCCCAAACCGCAGACGGTAAAACAGTACAATGGGACCCCTTTGCAAACTTCAATCCAAATGCAGCAGCAAATATGGCTACTCTTCGCCCAACAGGTGGAGCAAAAGCCAATACTAAAGCAGTTGCTGAGGAGGGGGAAGAAGACGAAGAGAACGAAGAGATGGGTGAATATGGTGCAAAAGAAATGCACGAACACCTAGACGCTTTGTTCAACGGTGAAACTCTTTCTGAAGAATTCATGAACAAGGCTAAGACCATTTTCGAAGCCGCAGTAAACGAGAGAGTAAATTCCCTTCGTGAGCAAGTTCTTTCTGAAGCCGCAACAGTAATTCAAGAGGAAGTCGAAGAAGCAGTTAATACACTTGCTGAAAGACTCGATGATTATCTTGGTTACGTTGTTGAGGAGTGGATGGAAGAGAATAAACTTGCAGTCGAAAATGGTATTCGTACCGAAATTGCAGAAAACTTTATGTCCGGGCTCAAGGAACTCTTTGAGTCACACTACATCGAAGTTCCAGAAGAAAAGTACGATGTCATTGACGGACTCTTTTCAGAGAACGAAGAACTCGAATCTTCACTCAACGAACAACTACAAAAGAACATGGAACTCGAAAAAGAACTTCTTGCTTACCAAGCATCACAAGTTTTCTCAAACGTTGCTAATGGTTTAAGCGATGTTGAAGTTGAGAAATTTGCATCTTTGGCTGAAGGAGTCGAATTCGAAAGTCTAGAACAATATGCAGAGAAATTAAATGTACTCAAAGAGAGTTACTTTAACTCTGCACCAACCGTAAACAATCTGGTAGAAGAAACAACCGACAAGAAGATCACACCAGAAGTTGGTTCAAGCATGAATGCATACTTGAGCACACTTGATCGTCTTGCCAAATCAAACAAACTCTAATTTCTAAACACATTTAAGGAGAATAAGAAATGGATTTTTCAAGCAACTCATCTTACGATGTGCTAACTGAGAAGTGGGAACCCCTTCTCTCTCACGAGGCACTTCCATCAATCGGAGACAGCTACCGCAAGAAGGTAACCGCTGTCCTCTTAGAGAACCAAGAAAAGGCTCTCAGAGAGCAATATCTCGTTGAAACACCAGCCAACAGCATGGGTGGTGGTTTTAGCGTTACCCAAGCAGCAGGAACCGCTGGCAACCTCGCTGGTTATGACCCAATCCTAATCAGCCTCGTTCGTCGTTCAATGCCAAACCTCATTGCTTATGATATCGCTGGTGTTCAGCCAATGACTGCACCAACCGGTCTCATCTTCGCAATGCGTAGTCGTTATGACCGACAAGAACCATCACGCGGTGGTGTCGTCAATAACAATGACAAACGGTATGGTGAAGCACTATGGAACGAAGCATACGCTAAGTTCGGTGGTAGCGGAAACACATCAAACGGCGCAGCATTCTCTGCAACCGGTGGTATCAACCCAATCGGTGCTAGCGCCGGTTCTGGTGATGCAAGCACAAGCAATCAATGGGGTATTCGCGATAGCGGATTCGACATGAATGCTTTCCGTGGTTTCCTCACCTCAACAGCCGAACAACTCGGTGAGTCTGGTGGAACCCAGTTCCGTGAGATGGCATTCAGCATTGAGCGTATTGCTGTAGAAGCAAAGACTCGCGCTCTAAAGGCTGAGTACACCACAGAACTCGCACAAGACCTCAAGGCTGTTCATGGTCTTGACGCCGAGAGCGAACTCGCAAATATTCTCAGCACCGAAATTTTGCACGAAATCAACCGTGAGTTGATCACTACAATTTATCGTGTTGCTAAGACCGGTGCAACTCAAAGCGATCTCACCAATTTCTCAACTGGTGGTATCTACGATCTCAACACCGACTCAGACGGTCGTTGGTCTGCTGAAAGATTCCGTGGCCTCATGTTCCAAATCGAGCGTGAAGCAAACGTAATCGCTAAGGAGACTCGTCGTGGTAAGGGTAACTTCCTTGTTTGCTCAAGCGACGTTGCAAGCGCACTCACAATGGGTGGCTTCCTCAACCTCGCACCAGCAATGACTGCTAACCTCGACGTTGATGACACTGGCAATACCTTTGTTGGTGTTCTAAACAACAAGATGAAGGTTTATATCGATCCATATGCCAAGTTGGGTGTTAACTTCTGTGTAGTTGGATATCGTGGTACATCACCATATGATGCCGGTATCTTCTACTGCCCATACGTTCCACTACAAATGGTCAGAGCGGTTGATCAAAACACTTTCCAACCAAAGATTGGATTCAAGACTCGTTACGGAATGGTTGCAAATCCATTCTCCGAGAACACTGATATCAATGCTCTTGGTGGAAACCAATACTACCGAATTTTCCAAGTCACTAACCTACACGGTAACACTGGATTCGGACTCTAATTAAATAACTAATTGGGGAGAGGATGGGGGAGAGTCGAAAGACTCTCCCCTTTCTTTTTGAATAAATAATATTATGGCAAAGAAAACTGATATAGATTTTGTTTCGGATATTTCTAGACCCGACAATAATAATTACCTTAGTTCAAATTACTTTAGGTTAATGATATCTCGGGCTCCAACGCTATCTTATTTTGCACAACAAGTAGCAATACCTTCTATTTCTTTACAAGAGTTAATTCAGCCAACCACTCTCAGTACAGCGATAAGCATACCAGGCAATAAATATGATTTTAAACCACTTTCTGTTAAATTTTTAGTAGATGAAAATTTAAGAGGATGGAAAGAAGTTTATGATTGGATTACTTCAATAGCCAATTTAACTTCAACAGAAAATACTATAAACTTTAAAGATAGATTTTCTGACATTAGCCTATATTTGATGAACAGTTCTTACAAAGAAAAGTTTTTAATCACATTTAGAAAAGCATATCCAGTAGACCTATCAGAAATAGCATTAAGTGTTCAAGATACAGATAATGTTCCATTATCGTGCGTGGCATCTTTTAGATACACCTACTTTGAGTTTGAAGCCTTGACTTCATCTTAAATTGATGTATAATTTTTGTCATGACATTTGATGAACTAAAAGAAATGGTCAAAAAAGATATTTCTTTGGATGAGACACAACTCGACAAAGAATCTGTTCGTACACCACAAATACACAATAAGTATCTTCTTTTTTTCATGGAAGAAAAACTATCCTTGGCTCGCATAGAAAGTGAACTTGAAGTTCTTCGTAAAAAGAAATGGTTATACTTTAGTGGCAAAATGACTGAAGAAGAACTCAAGGAAAACGGATGGGAGCAGTTTGATCTTCACATCATTCGAACTGACATGGATCGTCTAATCGAAGCCGATGATCAAGTTATTCGTCAAAAATTAAAAGTAGAATACCAGAGAGAAAAAGTAAATTATCTTGAAAATATTATAAAGATAATCAACAACCGACAATGGAATATTCGATCAATAATTGATTGGACAAAGTTTGCTAACGGGCAGTAATAAATACTGTTATGCCCGATTTAGTGATTGAACCTGTAAATTCTGTTTTTATAAAAGTAAACTGTGAACGAAGTATTGCAAAGGAATTAAATCAGTACTTTACGTTTGCCGTACCAAATTATCAATTTACTCCTGCTTATAAAAATAAAGTATGGGATGGACAAATACGCCTTTTTAATTTGTTTACCCACACAATTTATGCTGGTCTTCAAGACTATCTAATTAAATTTGCAAATGATAGAAATTATTCAATTCAAACATTAGATCATATTGACAAAACATACACAGAAGAACAAATTGCAAAATTTGTTGAAGAATTTATAAAACCAACAGCATCGGGAAAAAGAATAACAGCACATGACTACCAAATAAAAGCAATAACACACGCACTAAACAAAGAAAGATGTTTGTTGTTGTGCCCGACCGGGAGTGGAAAATCTTTAATAATATATTGTCTTATTCGATTGTTTTTAGACCGAATTAAACCAGATAAAAAAGTATTGGTAGTTGTTCCCACTGTTGGTCTTGTTTCTCAGATGTACAGCGATTTTAAAGACTATTCAAAAGAAAATAAATGGTCTGCTGAGAGATGGTGTCACGTTATATCTTCAGGTAAAGAAAAAGATACTCATAAAAGAGTAGTCATATCAACGTGGCAAAGCATTTATAAAATGCCAAAAGAATTCTTTGAACAGTTTGATATGGTAGTAGGTGATGAATGTCATTTATTTAAAGCAAAATCTTTATCTACTTTGATGTCAAAATTAACCGAATGTCCTATTCGCATAGGCACTACAGGAACATTAGATGGAACACATACTCATAAATTAGTAGTAGAAGGATTATTTGGAAGAGTTCTTCATGTCACAACTACATCCGATTTAATAGAAAAAAATCTGTTATCAAATCTTTCAATACAATGCATTCTTCTTCAGTATTCTGATAAAGAGATAGAAGAAACTAAAAGAATGCTTTATAAAGAAGAAATTAAATGGATTATCACAAATAACAAAAGAAATGCATTTATTAGAAATTTATGTTCTAATTTAAAAGGAAATACTCTTGTGTTGTTTAATTTTGTAGAATTACACGGTAAACCTTTGTATGAGAATTTTAAACATCATATAACTGATAAAGATATATTTTTTATACACGGTGGAACTGATGTAGAACAAAGAGAACATATAAGAAAAGTAGTAGATAAACAAGATAATTCAATACTTCTTGCCTCATATGGAACTTGTTCTACTGGAATTAATATTAGAAATATACACAATATTGTTTTTGCCTCTCCTTCTAAATCTGTAATTCGTGTTTTACAATCTATCGGTAGAGGACTTCGTAAAAGCGAAACTAAAAATTCTGTTGCAGTTTACGATATTGGAGATGACTTAAAATACAAAAAATATAGGAATCACTCTCTCAATCATATGGATGAACGAATACGAATATATACTAAAGAGAAGTTTAACTATAAGTTGGTGTCTCTGAAACTAAAGGAGAATTAAATGTCAGAAATCTATAAAGTAATCAAACTCAGAAGTGGAGAAGAACTGATTGCTGAGGTGGCTGAAAATGAAAATGGAAAAATGACATTAAACCGTCCTATGGTTTTTAAGTCTGTCATGTTACCGGATCAGTATGGTATGCCAAAAGAAGGCATAATTTTAAAGAACTGGTTAGCCTTTGGAAATGAACACAAGACAACAATACCAGTGGACTTTGTTGCTACTACACTAGAACCAACACAAGACGTAGTTCAATATTATTTAATTGAAAAAGCAAGACAAGAAATTGGTTACGAGAGTAAATCATTACAAGAATTTACTAATGAATCTCCTACTCCACCCAAAATGAATAACAAACATGAAAAATCTGTTGCAGATTATGAAGAAATGATTTCAGACATGTTTGATTCCATCTTCAAAGAATTAGAAGAAGAACAAGAAAAACCAAAAAAACGAAGATCAAAAAATAAACCATCTCAAGAACAAATAGTTCATATGAGTATGGTATTTCCACCTCAAGTATTGGCACATATGATTAATGAAGGAATGATCGATCCAAGAGAAATTATGGATATGATTGATTACTTTGGTTTAGGTCCTAATAAGAACAAAAGAAAAAGAAAAAATAAGCGTGAATCTATTAATGATCAAAAATTCACTGGGGACGAAACCGAAAGAAAAGATTTTGGAAATAAATGGACTGATTGGAATCCTGATCCGGATTCAGATGAGTATAAGTAATACTTATATACTATATTATTACTATAGTCCTTTTCCCATACCTGACACAGAAAGTGTAATGATTCTGTCAAGAGAAATCAAGTGATTTTTCTTGATTTTATTTTGAATTGTATATAATATCTCCGTAGGAGTTTTCATAATGGCTAAAAAGAAAAAGAAGAAGAAAAAAGAAGAGTCTATAGTAATAGAAGAAACAAAAGATCATTACATAGACAATAAGTTGTTCTACAATGAAATGGTTGTATGGAAGCAACTATGCGAGGAGGCAGAAAACTCCGACGAAAAACGTCCTCCGGTAACTGAGTACATAGGAATGTGTTTTATGAACATTGCCGAACATCTTGCAAGAAAAGGCAACTTTGTAAATTACCCTTATAAAGAAGAAATGATATCTGATGGTATTGAAAATTGCCTAATGTATGCACATAATTTCAATCCAGAAAAATCAAAAAATCCATTTTCGTATTTTACACAAATCATATATTATGCTTTTTTAAGACGAATAGAAAAAGAAAAAAAACAGGCTTATATTAAATTAAAGATGACAGAATTAATGGATGATGGTTCATTTCATAAATGGTTCAAAGAAAATTATTTTGAAAAAGATACTGTACAAGAGGCATTAACAGAACATTTTCAAATATCAGAAAATGATATAAAGAAGTTTGAACCTAAAAAGAAAAAGAAAAAGCGAAAATGAAAATAGCGATTATAAATGACACTCATTTTGGTGCTCGAAATGATTCACCATTGTTTCTAGAGTACTTTATGTCATTTTTTGAGAAACAATTCTTTCCTTATTGCAAACAAAATAATATTACAAAAGTACTCCATTTGGGTGACCTTATGGATCGTCGGAAGTTTGTAAATTTTCAAACATTAGCCGAAGTTAGAAAACGATTCATTGAGTGGTTTGAAAATAATAATGTAGAACTTCATTGTATTTTAGGCAATCACGATACTTTTTACAAAAATACAAATCATGTAAACTCTATCCGCGAACTGTTTCATAACAAATACAAATATCTTCATCTATATGAAGAACCAACTATTATGGAATTTGGTGGATTAAAAATAGCATTAGTCCCGTGGATCAATAAAGAAAATGAACAAATATTTCATAAATTTATTAAATCTTGTCCTGCATCTATAATTTGCGGGCATTTTGAATTAAATGGATATGAAGTAATACAAGGTATAAATTTTGAAGGCGGAATGGATGATTCTATTTTGTCCTGCTACGATATGGTTTTATCTGGGCATTTTCACGGGAAGAATTCCAAGAAAAATGTTCATTATCTAGGAACTCAATATCAAATTACTTTTTCTGATGCCAGACTAACTAAAGGGTTTCATGTGTTTGATACTGATACTAGAGAACTAGAATTCATTGAAAACCCAGAGCGAATGTATCATATCATTGTTTATGATGATTCTAACTTATCTAATGATCCACTAGGTGATGATTTTTCTTACTATAAGAATTCTTATGTGAAGGTTCTTGTTTCAAAGAAAACAAATGCCGTTAAGTTTGATCAATGGGTAGATAGAATGGTGCATGGTGGTGTTATAAATTTAAACATCGTTGAAGAGGCGATAGAGACATCCTCAGACACGGTTGATGTTGCTCAGGACACTATGAGTATCATTAATGAAGAGATTGATAAACTTGAAATAACAGAAGATAAAGGTAAAATTAAATCTCTAATTCATGAACTTTATATTGAAAGTCTTTCTGTATGATCATATTCAAAAAGATTCGTTTTAAAAATTTTGGATCATTTGGGAACACATTTACTGAACTTCATTTAGATTCTAGAAAAAATACATTAGTATCTGGTTCTAACGGAAATGGTAAATCATTTGCCTTTTTGGATTCTATAACCTTTGCTTTGTTTGGTAAACCATTTAGAAAAATAAACATACCACAACTAGTCAATACCATTAACAAAAAAGATTGTTTGGTTGAATTGGATTTTGAAATAGGGTCAGATAAATATCTGATCCGTCGAGGTCTTTCTCCAAAAATTTTTGAAATATTTAAAAATGGCGATTTGTTGAATCAAGACGCCAAAAATAAAGATTATCAACAATACTTTGAAGAACAGATCATTCGAATGAATTACAAGTCATTTACACAAGTAGTAATACTTGGAAGTTCTTCTTTTGTTCCATTCATGCAACTTCCTGCTGCTGACAGGAGAGCAGTAATTGAAGATATTCTTGATATTAATGTTTTTACAACAATGAATAGTTTGTTGAAATCTAGAATAACAGAAACTAAGGCAATTTTGCAGGGTTGTGATTCAGAATTAAATCTTCAGAGCGAAAAATTACAACTAAAGAAAAAGTTCATTCAAAGTCTAAAGAACAGAAGCAATGAATCACAAGACAAAATTAAAGAAAAAATAAAGGAACTAAATTCTTCAATAGAAACAATAGTTGTTAAAAAGAAAGAACAAGAATTAAAACTGTCTTCTATTTCTTTTGATATTAAGGCAAAAGTTAAAATAGAAAACTCAATAAAGACTTTAGAAAAACTTAAAACTCAAATTCAACAAAATCATGATAATTGCAATAAAGAAATTGAATTTTATCATGACAATGATAATTGTCCTGTGTGTAAACAAAAAATTACTGATGAGTTTAAGAAAGAACAAACTAGTTCTAAGACAACAAAAATTGAAGAATACACAAAAGCAGTTAATGAAATTGAAAATAAATTAACGGAATCCGAAAACCAGTTAGAAATTTTTGAAAAAATTCAAAATGAAATTGGAGATTATAAACTTTCTATTGCCCAATTAAATATCTCTCATGATAATTTAATGAGTAATTTAAAGTCTTTAACTAAAGAACTAGAGCAGTCTTCCGGTGATAATATTGAAATTGATGCGGAAACAAAAGATTTAGAACAACTTGAAAACAAAATAGAAAAAATTAAAGAAGAACGAATTAAATTACAAGAGAATCTTCGTTGTATGGAAATTGGTTCTATTTTATTACGCGATTCTGGTATTAAAGGAAAAATAATTAAAAACTATTTACCAATTATCAACAAGACGGTGAATAAATTCTTAACTGCTATGGATTTCTTTGCCCAATTTAATTTAGATGAAGAGTTTAACGAAACTATTAAAAGCAGAAACCGAGACACATTTAGTTACATGAGTTTTAGCGAAGGTGAAAAAATGCGTATTGATTTGTCTCTGCTATTGGCATGGCGTGAAGTAGCGCGTGTAAAGAATAGTGCAAATTGTAATTTGCTTATTCTAGATGAAGTATTTGATTCTTCTCTTGATTCTGTTGGCGCAGAAGAATTTATGAAACTATTGACTGGTCTTGATTCAAAAACAAATATATTTGTAATTTCACATAGAGCAGATTCTTTGGCAGATAAGTTCTCTACTATTATTACTCTTGAAAAGAAGAAAAATTTTAGTAAACTTAACTTTGTATGATATTATCAACACCAGAAGATTTTTTAAAAATTGTAGAAGAATGGGAAGATCCAAACCCACTTCCTATTATTACTGAACACAATAATATTTTTGTTGTGCGTGATGATCTTCTAGGGGGTGGTTCCAAACTGCGTTTTATTGATTATATGATAAAAACTTGGCCATACAAAGAATTCGTTTATGGTAGTTCCCCTGCAACTGGTTATGCACAAATTAGTTTTGCAAAAGCAGCCGCAAGATATGGAAAAAAGGCAGTAATTTTTATGGCTCAACGAGATATGAATAAATTACATCCTTATCAACAGGAAGCAATTGCTTCTGGTGCCGATATGCGGTGGGTTCCTAATGGAATGCTGAGTGTTACAGAAAAAAGAGCAAAAGATTATGTGAAAGAAGATCCTATTAATAGAGTTTTAATTCCTATTGGTGGAGATCATGTTGACGTTTTGGCTTGTATTGTTAAAGTTGCTCGTTATAATATTGGCATGATTCCAGATGAAGTTTGGAGTGTTGGATCTAGCGGGACTCTAACCAGAGGACTACAACTTGCGTGGCCAACTGCAAACTTTAATGTGGTAAGTGTTGGGCATAAAGGAAACTACGGTAGAGCAAAGGTTTATAATTGCAATATACCATTTAATAAACCAACAAACATTTTACCACCATTTCCATCTGCACCAACATATGATGCAAAGGCATGGGAATTTATAATGAAACATAAAAACACAAATTTAAATAAAACTACACTGTTTTGGAATGTGGGCGCATGAACGAGTTTTATGAACGAAATGAATATGTAATTAATTCAAAAGTAAATGTGCTCTTTGAAGAATTACTTAGCATGACACCAACAGAGTTTACTGATTGGGTTAAAGACATGCGTAAGGAAATATTACATTCATGGGATACTTATGGCTGCCCACCACGAACTGGTAAAAATGAATCAGATATAATTGATCAATTTAACAAGATGACTAATTATCCTGTTAATCAGTTTACGCACACCGATCAATTGAATTCTGATGGAACTATAGATGATGTTATCATCAATAAAGCAAGAATTGGTGGAGAGGCGGATCAATGGTTTTCAAATATGATGAAAACTAGAATTAACTATACGGAGAAAGATAATGGATATTCAATTTATGACTTGTTCGCGGATGACACTTTACAAGATCGTGTTGTCCGTGGTGCTATGCGGCATCTTCGCCGCGACTCTTTTTATCGCCATGCACTATCTGCCATAAAGCATAGCACCAAATATGCAATTGTAGATGTTGAAACTGGTGAAGAGTGGTTGGATGCATTCTTTAGCAATCCTTCAATCTTTGAAGGATATGATTTTATGCTGGAGGAAGTTAAAGTCCGTGAAGGATTGAATAGTGGTTATTTTCAAATACAACAGAGTGACATATTACAGATCACAAAAGATCAGTTTCAAACATGGAAACCAAAAATGTCATATAGGCACTATTCCACATTTGATTCGGAAAATTTAAAAGACGACAGAGTGTATTCAATTCGTATTTACAAAAAAGGAGAAAAAGTTTTTCCTGCTGGATTTGCCTCATTTCGTATTGGCTATATTCAAGTCGCAGTTAACTTCCCTCCATTAACCGCAAAGTATCTTTATGAAAGATTTACAAATCATGTCAAAACAAATGAAACGTTACACATTTATGATCCTTCGAGTGGTTGGGGAGGTAGGATTTTGGGTGCTATGGCTGTTAGGGATGATCGTGTTTTGCACTATATTGGTACTGATCCTAACACCGATAATCATTTATCGGAGGGGTCAAGATATAGTAAATTGGCTGACTTTTTTAACAAGAAAACGTACAGAAATAATCCATTCTTCAGCCACACAAACACATATGAAGTTTTCTGTGAAGGATCAGAAGTAATACAACACAATCCAAGTTTTCAAAAATACAAGGGTAAATTGGATTTGGTTTTTACCTCACCTCCTTATTTTAATAGAGAGGCATATTCAGAAGATCCAGAGCAGTCTTACAAAAAGTTTAGTACATATGAATCGTGGAGAGATGGTTTCTTAAAGCCAACTTTAGAAACTTGTGTTGAGTATTTAAAAAATGACAGATATCTATTATGGAATATTGCAGATTTATTAATCGCAGATGAGTATTTGCCTTTAGAAAAAGATTCAAAAACTATTCTTGAGAGTTTAGGTATGGAATATAAGGGCGTATTAAAAATGGCTCTAGAATCTATGCCTGGGCAGAATCGTTTGGATGAAAATGGTGTTCCAAAGTGTAAAAACTATTGCAAAGTAGACGGTACTTATGTAAAATACGAACCGATCTTTATATTCTACAAACCATGATAAAGCAAAACGTCGAAGACATTTTTTACGGAAAAGAACCGAACTGGAAGAATTGGACCAAAGAAGACTTTGATGATATCGAAAAGGTAGCATGGTCTATTGCTCTTGCAGCAAATTGGTATAATGTTCGCTATAGTGACAGAGATTATAGGCAAGCAGTTTGTGAATATGCTGATCGGCTGAAGATCAAGGATAGGGAGTTTATTAAAAAGGCCGGAACTGATGCATTTGAGTTTCGAATGATTGGCGGTAAATGCCAAGCAGCAAATAAAGGCTGTGTTCTTCCTCCAATGTTTCAGCAAAAAGTTGATGATGCAATTAGGTCTTTAATTGAGCGCGGCAAACTTCTCTCAGTAGATGAAAAACCAGAAGAAACCATCTCAGTTCGTGATCGTGTTAGAAATCAATCTTGTGAACTAGCATCAGAACTTGAAGAAGCAATTGATGAGTATATGGAATATCTTCGTGGAAATGTTCCAAACTATAAACAGTTCAGTATTGAAGATTGGCTTACATCTGTTCAGCCGAGTGGAATGCACTGTGAATTTATGCTACAAACATTCGAATCACGAACAGAAGAACTTAGGCTTTGCCTTCTTGGAGAAAATAAAGATCTCATGGAGGGGTATAGTTATTTTACCAAAGCAAAACTAAGAAAGTTCTATGACTTCAATAAGATGATTTGTGATTACTTAAAGTTGCGTCAATCTATTTTGAAGACGAATAGGAAACCAAGAAAGAAGAAGAAGAAAAAGCCAGAACAAATTGTCAAAAAACTTAAGTATCTTGTTAAGGATACAAGTACTGGCGCCGAGTCTATTTCTCCAGAACAAATTATTGGTGCTTCTACTGTTTATACCTATAATGTTAAAACCAAAAAGGCTTCAATGTTTATTACTGATCCTTCTAATGGTGGAATTACTGTAAAAGGATCATCAATTATTGGTTTTGATATTGTTCAATCAAAAGAGAAAACAATAAGAAAGCCAAATGAATTTATTAAGTCTATTAAGAAAGATGGGGTTCGTGCTATAAATAATCTTTGGAGCAGCATAAAGACCAAAGAAACGACTCCAAAGGGAAGAATTAATTCACATACTCTTATTCTTAGGTCAATTAAATGACATTCGATAATTTAAATCTTAAAGGCACATATAGGGCAACTGATTCTAATGGTATGGTTATAACATATCAGAAAAATGATGTCGTTCTTTATAAAGGCAAAACTTATATTGCAAATAGAACCATAACAGAAACATCACCGGCTCACGGCGAACGTGGTGGCTGGAGCCTTGTAAGTGGTGGTTCAAACCCAATTCAGTTTTATTGGGGCGAAAAAATTCCATTACAAGTAAACATTGGAGATGAATGGTTTGATACAACAACAGGAAAACTTTATAAGTACATAACCGATGGCAATAGTGAGCAATGGGTAAATATTTATTGACTTTTAATTATCTTTGTTTATAATAAAACAAAGAGGTGCAACATTATACTCCTTGATAACAATCAAATAATTTTGGCAAGTATTTTTCAAACAATGAAGGATTATCCAGAACTGAATGAAGATTATATTCGCCATATGGTATTGAATACCTACCGCAAATATAACTCAGAATTTAGGTCTGAGTATGGTCAATTAGTAATCTGTAATGATTCTAGTAACTGTTGGAGAAAGAAAATCTTTCCCCAATACAAACAAAATCGTAAAAAGAATCAAGCAAATTCTGACATGGATTGGGATGCTATTTACAATAGTCTCCATAAGATTCGTTCTGAAATTAAGGAAAATTTTCCGTATAAGAGCGTAACTATGGATACTGCTGAAGCAGATGATATCATTTTTGTTCTAACCAAGCATTATCATAAGACTGATAAAATTTTAATTCTTTCAAATGATAAAGATTTTATGCAACTTGGTGTATTTGAAAATGTATATCAATACAGTCCACTAAAAAAAGCATACATCAAGAGTGATAATCCAAAAATGTTTTTGATGGAACACATCGTTCGCGGCGATGCTTCTGATGGAGTTCCAAATATTTTTTCGGATGATGATACGTTCGTAAATGAAAATAAATCTCAAAAGAGACTTACAACAAAGGTTATGTCTAAAGTTATGGATGACATCGTGAATAACCGTATTCAGGAGTTACCATTCTATGACAGAAACAAGTCTATTATTGATCTATCTTCTATCCCTGTTGATTTGGAGAACAATATCCTTAAAGAGTTTGAGAAACCAATTAATGGTTCAAAAACAAAAGTTATGTCATACATGATTCAAAATAAACTTAAAAATTTAATGGAAAATATCGAGGATTTTTAAATGTCAGAATACTATAAAGGAAGAGAACCTGATAATCGTGATTTTAAACGCACCGTAAAGAAGACTCGCGTTAAAAAGAACCGAGGAAATCGCCACGATACTAGACGTATTATGGATGATATTAAGCACGGAAATATTGACTTTGACGACATTGCTGATAAAATGGAAGACGAGGATTACCAATGACTACATCTACATCTATGAAAATTTCTAAACAAACACTAACAATTTTAAAGAATTTTACTTCAATTAACTCAAATCTGCTGGTAAAGCCAGGAACTAAGATTTCCACAGTTGCTCCTGCTAAGAATGTTATGGCAGAAGTAAAGGTAGATGAAAAGTTTGATACTGAGTTTGGTATTTGGGACATGAACAAGTTTCTAGGAACCGTGTCTCTCTTCAAAGATCCAGACTTTGAGTTTGGTGAAAAGTCCGTAATTATTTCTGGCAATAATGGTTCTAGTGTTACTTACTACTATTCAGAACCAAAATTGCTAACAGTTCCAACGAAGTCAATCAACATGCCAGAAGCAGTTGTAACATTTGATTTGACAGAAACATTGTTTGATGAAATCGTTCGTTCTTCCTCAGTTCTTCAACTTCCACACCTTTCTGTTACAACTGAAGGAGATAAAATTGTGGGTGTTGTTTGTGATAAGAACGATCCAACTTGCAACAAATATGTTGTTGAATTGGCGGACAAGACTGATGATTCATCTTTCTCGTTTGATTTTAGAATTGAAAACTTGAAGTTCTTGCCTGGCGAATACGAAGTCAAGATTGCAAAGTCTGTGATTAGTCAATTTAGCCATAAGGATCTTTCTCTCAAGTATTGGGTTGCACTTGAATCGACAAGTCACTACAATAAGTGAGTGAGAAACCTTGAGTTTTAAAAAGACGATTGGGTTTCCAGTCGTCTTTTTTATTGGAGTATAATATGAATGAAATTAATCTATTTGTTGAAAAATATCGACCAAAAACAATTAATGAGTGTATTCTTCCAGACTCTCTGAAGAAAACATTTACTGATATCGTTGAGGCAGGAGAGTGTCCAAATCTTTTACTATCTGGAAAAGCAGGAACTGGTAAAACAAGCGTTGCTAGAGCACTCTGTAATGAACTTGGTGCAGATTGGATTATAATCAATTGCTCAGAGGACGGTAATATTGACACGCTTAGAACTAAGATTCGTCAATTTGCTTCTACTATTTCCCTGTCCGATACTCGAAAAATTGTAATTCTTGATGAGTTTGATTACTCAAATGCACAATCAATTCAACCGGCTTTGCGCGGTGCTATTGAAGAATTTGCAAAGAATTGCCGATTTATTCTTACTTGTAATTACAAAAATCGAATTATTGAGCCTATTCACTCCCGTTGTACTTGCATTGATTTTAGTATTCCTGTAAAAGAAAAACCAGAACTAGCAAAACAATTTTTAAAGCGGTGTGAATATGTTTTGGATCAAGAAAAGATTACTTATGATAAGAAAGTACTATCTCAATTAATCATAAAACATTTTCCTGATTTTCGTAGGACACTAAACGAACTGCAACGGTATTCTTCAGCAGGAACTATTGATATTGGCATTTTGAGTGAAGTCGGAGAACTCAAAATTAAAGAACTTATGAAGCACATGCAAAACAAAGAATTTGCATCGGTTCGCCAATGGGTAGTTTCTAATATCGACAATGATCCTCAGTATGTCTTTAGAAAACTCTACGATGGGTTATATGAGCATCTAAAGAGCGGTTCTATTCCTACTGCTATTCTTACTCTAGCAGAGTATCAATATAAATCGGCTTTTGTTGCAGATCAAGAAATTAATCTTGTTGCTTGTCTCGTTGAACTTATGATGGGGTGTGAATTTAAATGAAACTTGGAGACTTTTTAACAGCAATTAACTACTCAAAAGAGTCTATTTTAGATGGTGAAAACAATCCAAATGAAAAAGATTATGCACCATATATTGTAAACCATTCTTTATCCTACTTTCCAGATACAATAATGCAATCAAACCAGATGAATATGTTTCCATCTGTAAATAAAAAAATGCATTTTGACTATCTACGTTTATCCGTAAGGCAAAGAAAGCGATACAGTAAATGGCTAAAAGATGAATATGAAACATATGAACTCATGGATATTTTAAAGGAAGTTTATGGTTATTCATATAAACGGGCAAAAGAAGTATTATCTTTGTTAACAGAAGAGGATATAAAGAAACTAAAAGAAGAAACATACAAGGGGGGATCTTCCAAAGACTCGTCAAAACTAGCCAAATAATAAATATCTGTGCCATCAATGATATGGCATATAATATTAATAGAAATGGTTTAGTATGAAAAACACGGAAGATATATTTGAAGGGTACGGAGTGGAAATTCGACTTAAGCATGAAGACGATTTTCTCAAAGTAAAAGAAACCCTTACCCGAATTGGTGTTTCATCCCGTAAAGAAAAAAAATTGTATCAAAGTTGTCATATACTTCATAAACGAGGAAGATATGCAATTCTTCACTTTAAAGAACTTTTGGCACTAGATGGTTTAGAAACTGACACAAGCGAAAGTGATATCGCAAGAAGAAATACAATTGTTAAACTATTAACTGAATGGGAACTTCTAACACCACTAGACGATAAGTACAAAGAAAATCAATTGAGTATCGCACAACTAAAAATTATTCCTTTCAAAGAAAAGAAAGAATGGGACCTTATTCCTAAATATCATATAGGTAAATAATATGCAAACACTTGTGATAAGTTATTTTTGTGATGTAGATGGTAGCACCTATTATAGCGATCATGCCGCACGTTTTCGTGAGGAGTGCGAACGATTACAAATTCCTGCTGAAATTACTCAAATACAATCTTTAGGCAGTTATCAAGATAATTGTTTAGTAAAACCAAAATTTATATACTCAAAACTCACGGAACATAAAAGACCAATCCTTTGGTTGGATATTGATACATTTATATTAAAACAACCAAATGCATTTGATGGGTTTGCCAATCTTGGAGTAAGTCTTGGTGCTGCTTCGACCGAACCAAATAATTTAGTAAAGATTAAAGCATCTCCACTGTGGTTTAATTTTAATAATGAAAGTTTGGAGTTTGTTAAAACATGGATAAATCAGTGTGAATTTGTTAAAAGAACAAAAGGAAATTTGTTTGACCACGAAACGTTTATTGGTTGTGCTCATAAGTATTTAATTGAACAAAAGAAAAAAGTTGCAATATTAGGAGAAGAATATTGTGCTTGGCCTGGCAAAGCAACTGCTTCTACAGTATTGATGATGGGTCTTTCCGACGCACCTTCTAAGAAGGAAGCACTTAAAAAAATGGGTTATAACGACGAATTGGTTGAATGGCAATCACCAGGCAATTCATTTATGGAAGTTAAAACATGAATAAACTTTTTGGTTATGGATTTCCTTTTGATGTGAATAGTTCATCGTGTTCAAATAGAAAACCTAAAAACTTTGAATGGTCTTTACCTAAGTATTCTAATATAGATAAACTTGTATTAATTGATAATACAATTATGCAGTATGAGCAACTTCCACCCGGAATAACTGAAATATATGGATGGGTGTGCGAGTCCAGATCCGTAGTAAATAATCTTTCTCAGTTTTTATCTTGGAACTATGATAAACTAGAAAAACGATTCAAAACAATTTTTGTATCAGATAAAAATTTAGTATCTTTTTCTAAAGTATTTAAATATTGTCCGGCAGGAAGTAATTTGCCGTGGATTCCTGAGTCGGAATATGCAATATACGACAAAATAAAGTTAGTTAGTATGGTTGCATCTCATAAACAATACACAAAAGGACACATGATTCGTCATGGATATGCAAATAGATTTAAAGATAATTTAGATTTGTTTGGTGGTGCCTGTGGTTCTCCTAAACTTCCTGAAACAGATCCAACTCAGCCATGGAAAAGCAAAATGTTTGGGTTGAAGGATTATATGTTTCATATAGTAGTGGAGAATGATTTCTATGATGGTTATTATACGGAAAAACTGACAGACTGTTTTGCCACAGGAACTATTCCAGTTTATCTTGGGAATCCTGCTATTGGTGAGTTGTTTAACATTAATGGAATAATTTTATTAAATGAAACTTTTGATATTAAATCATTGACACCAGAACTTTATTATTCTAAACTAGATGCCGTTGAAGAAAACTTTGACAAAATAAAAAAATTACAATCAAGTGATGATTATCTTTGGAATAAAATAAATGAAACCAATTATTCTTAATGCAGACTATATGTTTTCTGAAGATCAGATACCTGATCTAAAAGAGTCATGCGAAATACATTTTACTAGATTTGGTAAAAATCAAAGACCCGGTGGGGATGTTCATTTTTTTTCAGACTCAAAACATAAAATTTTTGTAAATTGTAATGAACCAACTACTTCTGCTTGGGTGGAACAGGCAGATCATGTAATTGCAAATCAACATCACTATACAAAAATTGCAACAACACATCCAAAGATATTAGATAATTGCAAAAATGCAGTGTTAGTTCCATATGGTACAACATGGCTTAACAAATCCAAACACCATCCAGATTCACATGGGACATTTACAGAAGATCTTGGAAAAATACAAAAAGAAAATTCTATTAGTATGATATGTGGGGCTTTATCTGGAAAATTGGGATACGGAATAAGACACACAATTTGGAATAACCGAAAACACATACCAGCCAAATTAAATTTTTATTCATCTACACGGTTTCCCATACCAGGCGAATCACTATTACCAAATGATGACAAAATTCATCTGTTTAATTCAATGTATTCTGTTGTAATTGAAAGTTCAAACGAACTAAATTACTTTTCTGAAAAATTAATTGATTGTTTAATAACTAAAACAATCCCAATTTATTGGGGATGTCCAAATATTTCAGATTTTTTTGATACGAGTTATTGGATTAATCCTCAACGAATTCTCACAACAGAATATACAGAAAAATATTACAAAGAAAATATTGATAAGATTAATTATAACTTTGAAAAAGCAAAACAATATTGTGTGAATTTTGTAGACAGAATTATTAAAGCAGCAGGAGAAATAAAATATGCCAACTGATAAAGACAGCGTTTTAGTCAGTATACTTATACTTTCAATACCATCTAGAATTGAAAAATATCTAATACCCCTATACAATAAAATGTTAGAGCAAACAAAAAACTATCCAGAGGTTGAAATTCTTTGCCTGATTGATAATAAAAGTATGACTATTGGCGAAAAACGGCAAGCACTCTTAGACTCTGCTAGAGGTAAATGGATTGCTTTCATGGATGATGACGATGATATTACTGATGATTATATGTCAACTATTATTAATACTATAAAAGAAAAACCAGCCGATGTTATAAGTTTTGATCAGCACTGCATAGTAAATGGAAATCAATTTATAGTTAATTTTAACATGAACAATCCGAATGAGAGATATATTCCGGGAATGACTCATGTAAAACGCCCACCATTTCATATGTGTTTCTGGAAATCAGAAATAGCAAAACAAGCAAAACTTGAAGCATCTTCATATGGTGAAGATTTTGCTTGGTGTCTTTTGATGTATCCCAAAGTAAAATCAGAAACACACATAAATAAGATACTACATTTGTATCGATATGATGATAGAACATCTGAATCGATACAATTTATGAAAAAATAAAAAATGAAAAATGTGATTTCTTTTAGTTTATGGGGCAATAATCCTCTCTATACGAGAGGAGCAATAAATAATGCAGATTTAGCATTAGATGTTTATCCGGGATGGGTTTGTTATTATTTCTGCAATTCCTGTGTTCCCGAAGAAATAATCAAAGAACTTAAAACTAGAAAAAATACAAATGTAATACAGATAGAATCTATTGGTGATAATAGATCGGCAATGAATAGATTTTTGGCTGTTGATTTTGTGGATGTTGAACGCGCAATTTTTAGAGATGCCGACTCTAGAGTGTCTTTTAGAGAAAAACTAGCAGTAGATGAATGGATTAAATCAGATGCAGATATTCATATAATGCGAGATCATCCATATCATGCTTGGTTTATACAAGCAGGAATGTTTGGACTTAAGTGTGATAAATTTAAAGGTGAAATGTTTAATGCCATTAAACGCTATAATCCGTCTTTAGAAAAAACACAAGATCAGAATTTTATGTCTGCATATTTAACTCACAAAATAAAAAATAATAAATTCAGTTATATTGAACACGATCCATTTTTTTCTAAAAAACCATTTCCACCCGGAACACACCGTGGAGTTAATAATGGCGGTGTTTATTTTGTTGGTCAACAAATAATTGTAAACAATGAGAAAGATGTTTATGAATTAGATGGTTATTTACCTGATCGTAATCTGGTCGATACCCACGAAATGAGATAATATATGACAAAAAAATATATAATTTGCGTAGAGAATGATAATATGCATACTGCATTATTTGAGAAATTTACAAAATTAGGTTATAGATTAATAGAAAATAGATGGGAAAATATGATTTTTGTACTATGAGATTTTTACTATGAAACACATTTTATTAAAATATCCGACAAGACAACGACCTGAAAAATTTATGTCAAATTTGAATTCTTATTTAAATAAGGCTTCTGGTAAACATAAAATAACAGTAATCATTAGCATGGACACAGATGATGTTCTATTGAACAATGAACATATTCGTCAATTCCTAGAATCTAAAAATACAGATAATGTAACTATTAGTTTCTTTTATGGGGAAAGTAGAGGAAAAATACATGCAATAAATAGAGATATTCCCGATAGTTCTTGGGATATTTTAATTTCTACGGCAGATGATATGGAACCAGTTGAAAATAATTGGGACGATATCATAGTTAATGATATGTTTTCTTTCTTTCCCGATTTAAAGGGTAGTTTAAACTATGATACAGATCCTCGGCTTGATCATAAAGGTCCAGAAGGATATAAAACTTTAATTACTCTTCCTATTATTGGAAGAACACTGTACAATTTATTTGGATATGTGTATCATCCTGATTACAAATCTGAATGGTGTGACAATGAACAGACAGAAGTTTTTGAATCATTAGGAGTTCTGAAACACATAAAACGAAGACCAATTATTCATAAATGGTTTGAAAATCAAGATAGTCTAATGGCAAGAAATATGCAAATTGGTTCTAATTATGATAAACAGATGTATATGAATCGAAAGTCTTCTGGATTTCCAATAATAACACAAAAATGATAATACAAATTACACTTACGAAAAATGAATTGTTTATCTTAAAGGAAATGCTTCCTCATTGGAAAAAATATGCCGATGCTTTTATTTTCATGGATGACAGTTCAACTGATGGCACATATGAATATTTGTTAGAAAACAAAGATAAATACAATATTTTGAATATATTACGAACAGATACACATATAGAAAATAAATGTGCCATTGAATCTAATAATAGGCAATTGCTATATGATGAAGCATTTAAATATTCTGGTAAAATTATTTGTTTGGATACAGATGAATATCTAGATGGTAATTTGACTAAAGAGCAATTAGAACAAATTTTAGAAACATATAAAGATACTTTAATTTATATGGATTGGATACAATATACAGATTACAATAAAATACGAGTAGATGGAAAATGGAGAGATCATATAGCAGATAGAATTGGTTCTTACTCTTCTAGAGCCACATTTAAAGATGCACAACGACATTCTGAGCATCTTCCACATCCTGGCAGAGCGATTAAGATAAATCATCCAATGTTATTTGTTGCACACATACAATGGCTGGATAAAAAAACAGTTGCAGTTAAACAGTATTATTGGAAAGTCACTGATTATGTTGCTCAACTTAAGTTTGGTGTTAAAACCACACAGGCAAAAGAATACGATTCTTCTGTAAATAATTTTAATTGGGACATTAAATTGTTTGATTTTTTATTGAAAGTTCCATATAATGTTTATGAAAATCATAACATTGAAGAAAGTTTTAAGTATAAATCTATAAAAGAAAATGTTAAAAGATATAACATTCCAAACTTGAATGATTGGGGAATGGGTATTCATTAATTATGGAAGAAATTTTAAAAGCAGTAGAAGAGTTCATAACCAAAAAGAACGAATCAAAGAAGTGGATTGCAGGACAAGATGTTGTTCAATATGCAGGTCCATACTTTGGAACAGAAGAATATGTTGAAGCAATACGAGCCTTACTAAATGGATGGCTTGTATTGGGTGAGAACGGTATTCGTTTTGAACATCAGTTTCCAAAGTATGTTGGGAAGGATTTTGGTATCCTGACTAATAGTGGCAGCAGTTCTAATCTGCTTATGATGTCTGCTCTTACATCCAAAAGACTGACAAACTTTCAAAAGGGAACAAAGGTAATCACTCCTATCGCTGGATTCCCCACCACAATCAATCCTATTTTCCAAGTTGGATTTGTTCCTGAGTTTGTTGATATTGATATCGACACTCTCAATCTCAACCTAGATCAAGTAGAACAAAAAGCAAAAGAAGGCTGCAAGGTAATTACTTTTGCACATGTGTTGGGTAATCCACCAAACATGAACAGACTCATGGATATTGTCAATCAGTATGGTTTAATATTTCTTGAGGATTGCTGTGATGCATTAGATTCTACTTACAATGGTAAACCACTAGGATCTTTCGGTGACTTCGCTAGTTGTTCTTTCTATCCAGCCCATCATATTACTATGGGTGAGGGTGGATTCGTTGCTTGTAATACACAACAGCAAGAGATCGTAGTTCGAAGTTTCCGAGAGTGGGGAAGAGGTTGCTATTGTGTTGGCAAGAAAGCCAATATGTTAAAGAATGGTATGTGTAAGACAAGATTCTCTAATTGGCTTCCTTCTTTGCCTGATGAGGTATTTGATCACAAGTATGTTTATGATGAGATTGGTTTCAATCTAAAGCCAATTGAATTACAGGCTGCTATCGGACTTGCTCAACTAAAGAAATTACCAACAATCACTCAAAAGAGAAATCATAATCACAAAAGACTAAGTGATATCTTTGCTAAGTATGAAGAATTCTTTATTCTTCCAAAAGCAACAGAACATGCAAATCCAAGTTGGTTTGCTTTTGCCTTGACAATCAAAGATGGTGCGCCATTCAAGCGTAAGGACATTGTAAACTATTTTGAAGATAATAAGATTCAAACTAGACCGTACTTTGCTGGAAATGTGATGCTACAGCCCGCTTATACTGGTATAATGAATCAAGATGATGTAATAAACAATTTTCCAAATGCTAGAAAGGTTACTACTGATACTTTCTTTTTGGGAACTAGTCCAGTAATTACTAATGAGCAACTGGACTATATCGAACAAATCACTACAAATTTTTTTGCAGGAATATAATATGAATAAAAGAGTTCTAATATTAACAGGATCATCGGAAATTATTCGTAATCCATTAGAAACTGACAAGACAATGAATGAAGTTTTTGAATTAACTCTGCCATCTAAACAGAGGTACGCAAAAAAACATGGTTATGATTTGATGACTTTACGAACTTTTGGAACTGATAAAAAGTACGGATTTAAAGATACTGATATTGGTTTTTTGCGTGCAGTTCGTACATTTGAAATGCTAGAATATTATGATATTGTTATGTGGGTAGATGCAGATTCCATCATAACTGATGATAATTATTCTATAGAAAAATTTGAATTAGATGAACATAATACATTTTATGCATCTTATGATTGGATTGGTAAATGGTCATTTAGTACTGGAAATTTTATTATACAACGCACCCAACACACAGATACATTTTTAAATGTGTTTTACAATTGTGCAAAACAATTTCCAACAGAACAAGATGCATTAAATGCCATTCATCGTGGATCTTTACCAAATAGTGTAATAAAAGTACTAGAACATAATTTTTTAAATGCTGTTCCTGCACCAATCATGGATACAACCTGTTGGACTGGTCGCAGACCAATTTATGCTCCTTGGGATAAAAAATGTTTTCTAGCACATCTTACTGGTGTGTCTAATAACAATAGAGTTAAAATTTTAAATGATTATTTTAGTGAATATCTTTGAGGAGTGATATGAAATGTTAAGTATAGGAATAGTTACATTTAGACAAAGAAAAGAATTAGTAGCAGAACTAATTCGAAGAATCCGTTTAACAGTTCCAGAAACTGTTGACATTTTATTAGCCATAAATGGCAATAATGAAGAAGAAATGCCAGATAGTTATAGAATTGAAATGTTAGATTTGGCAAAGCAGTATAAAAACATTTATCCTATATTTTGTCCAGAGTTTAAGGGACTAAGTAAACTTTGGAATAATTTGGTCATTTTTAGCAAGACAGAATATAACTTTATAGTATGTGATGATGTTGCATGGGCAAATCCCAACATATACAATGAAATTGTAAATCATATTAACACAACTAGGCAAGAATTTTTTACAATCAATCACGGATTCTCTCATTTTGTGTGTACTAAATCCATTTTACATAAAATTGGTTATTTTGATGAAAGACTTTGTGGATTTGGTGAAGAAGATGCAGATATGCACTGGAGACATATGACTAAGGTTGGCTATTCTATACCAAAATTAATGGTTGGTGGAATCTATAACATTGGTGCATATACTTTAAAAAACGAAAAAATAGAAACACACGAAGATAATAAGCCTCTTTTTAATAGAAAATTAATAGAACTATTGTATGAAAAAAATGAGATCGATGGATATCCTACTCTTATGTGTCCATTTCCAATTAAGAAAATAGTTTCAGATATTCAGCAGTATCCATATGAAATGTTTATTAAAAACAATAAACACAATATAGCAAAATTCGAAAAGGTTATATTCGATGAATGATATATCTGTTTTTGGTTCTACGGGGTTCATAGGATCTAAATTTTGTGAACTATATTCAGATTCTGTTATACGGATAGACAGAAATGATTATAAACCAAAAACAAATAATATTTTGTATTTTATTAGTACAGTTGATAACTATAATGTTCATACTGATCTTCGTATAGATATTGATACTAATTTAAATGTTCTTATGAAAGTTTTAGAGAATGTTTCAAAAAATAGTGATACTACTTTTAATTTTATAAGTTCTTGGTTTGTCTATGGAAAAAATTATGAGATGCCTTTTAGAGAAGATCATTCTAGATGTAATCCATCTGGATTCTACTCAATTACAAAACATTGTGCGGAACAACTACTAATTTCTTTTTGTCAAACTTATAATATTAAATATAGAATATTCAGATTAGCCAATGTAATCGGTGAAGGAGATAAGAAGATCTCCAAGAAGAAAAATGCTTTACAATTTTTGATTAGGGAAATCGTTAATAACAGAGATGTTCCCCTTTATTATGGCGGCGAGGTTCTACGAGATTATATTCATGTAGAAGATGTTTGTGCTGCTCTTAAACTATGCATGGATAAATCACCACCAAATCAGATAATAAATATTGGTAGTGGTAAACCTTATAAGTTTTTGGATATGATAAACAAAGCCATTGAGTACTCTGGCTCAACATCAAAAATAATACACATACAACCGACTACTTTTCATGATATTGTTCAAGTACGGCATTCCTATCTTGACACTGCAAAACTAGTGTCGTATGGGTTTAAACAAAAATACAGCATTGATACCACAATCGAAATGCTAGTGAACTTCTATAAAAAAGGAAAGTAAATAATGAAAGTCGTATACATCACTGGTTGTTTGGGTTTCATTGGTTCTTATGTTACTCGTCACTGCTTAAAACGCGGATGGCATGTTAAGGGTGTTGACAAGATGACATATGCTGCCAATAAACAATTACTAGAGGAATTTAAACAGTACAGCAATTTTTCCTTTGTTCATTGTGACATAAATGATTTAAAATTTCTATATGATTGTGATTATATAATCAATACGGCAGCCGAAACTCATGTTGGTAATTCGATTGCCAATAGTGACGATTTTGTTCATTCTAACATCAATGGTGTTCACCATATTTTAGAATTAATGAAGAACTACAGACAGGAAGGTGGTTCGATGCCAATCTTACTACATTTTAGTACTGATGAAGTGTACGGTGATATTGAAACTGGTTCGCACACAGAAACAGATGTGTTAAAACCGTCAAATCCATATTCAGCAACAAAGGCTGCTGCTGACATGTTAATTCTTGCTTGGGCTAGAACATATAAAATTCCATATGTGATTGTTCGTCCGACTAATAATTATGGAGTTGGTCAGTATATTGAAAAACTCATACCAAAGGCTTGTAAGTATTTAAAATTAGGAAGAAAAATTCCTCTTCACAATAATGGGACACCTATTAGAAATTGGCTACATGCAGAAGATACTGCTAGTGCTACAATTAAACTAATAGAAACTGGTGTTACAAATCAAATTTACAATATATGCGGTGGTTACGAACAAAGCAATCTTGAAACTGTTACGAAGTTACTCACTGTTTATGGTTTAAATAAACCACACGAAGATTACATTGATTTTTCTTGCAACAGACCCGGACAAGATGTAAGATATGCATTAGATGATTCTAAGTTGCGGGCACTGGGATGGGAACCACAAAAAGTATTTGATGAAGAACTTAGTTCAATTGTAGAATATTACAAAAATAAATTTATATGGTGATTTATATTGATATAGATGATACAATATGTGACAGTCCAAACAAACCGGACTATACAGTTTGCTATCCTATTGTTGAAAATATTAACAAAGCAAATAAACTATATGATGATGGACATTTAATTGTATATTGGACTGCAAGAGGAACTGCAACTGGAATTGACTGGAGCCAAGTAACTAAACTACAATTAAAAGAATGGGGAGTTAAATATCATGATTTAAAATTTGGAAAACCAAATTATGATCTCTTCATCGATGATAAAAATATGAACACAAAGGATTGGAACATAATATGAACAAACCATTAATAATATGTGAAATGGCAAATAACCATATGGGTGATGTGAATCACGGTAAATTGATGATTCAATCGTTTGGATCTGTATGTAAAAAATATTCCGACAAGTTTAGATTTGCATGGAAGTTTCAGTTCCGAGATTTCTCTACTTATATTCATCAAGAGTATAAAAGTAATATGGAACACAAATATGTAAAGAGATTTACAGAAACCATGTTGGGAATTGAAGATTTTACTGAATTACAAAAGTGCGCCAAAGAACATGGATTTATTTCTATGTGTACGGCATTTGATGAAAATTCTGTTGATTTGATACTAAATATGAACTTTGACATTGTTAAAGTCGCTAGTTGTTCTTTTAATGATTGGCCTCTTCTTAATAAATTACAAACAGTAAATAAACCTATTATTATATCTACAGCTGGGGCTTCTTTGGAACAATTAGACAGTGTTGTTAGTTTCATGGAACACAGAAACAAAGACATTTCATTGATGCATTGTGTTGGAGAATATCCAACAGAGTCTAATCACCTTCAATTAAACCAAATAGATGTATTGCAACAGAGATACCCAAACATTCCTATTGGTTATTCTACGCACGAAGAACCAAGTCAGTGTGATGCTATTAAAATTGCCATAGGTAAAGGAATAAAATTAGCAGAAAAACATGTAGCAGTATGCACAGACAAATACATTCCAAACGCATATTCTGTCACACCAGAACAATTCGACAGTTGGTTATTTGCTGCTTCTTCTGCCGTTGATATGTGCGGAGTTCATAATCAGCGTTCTCCAATTTCAGATAAAGAACAAAAAGACCTTCTTCAATTTAAGCGTGGCGTTTATTTAAAGATTGATGTTGAACCCGGTACTTTGATTACAAAAAATGACATTTATTATGCTTGGCCTAATATTGAAAATCAAGTATTGGCAAATGATATATCCAAATATAATCAATACATTGCTATCGAATCAATTTCCGCAAACAAACCAATGTTGAAACAAAATGTTCAAGTGAAAAATACAAGAGAACAAATATGGAAAATTGTTCAAGAAGTTAAAACATTTTTAAACAATTCTGGAGTAGTTTATCCAGGCAAAGCAGATTTAGAAATATCACATCATTATGGTATTGATCAGTTCCATAGAACTGGAATTACCATGATCACAGTAGTAAATCGTGAGTATTGCAAAAAACTTATTATTGTGTTGCCAAATCAAACACACCCAGAACAATATCATAAACAAAAGGAAGAAACTTTTGTTGTATTGCATGGAGAAGTTGAACTTTCTCTTGATGGCACAACTCAAATTCTAAAGAAGGGTGATGTTGTGACAATTGAAAAAGAAGTTAGACATCAATTTACAACTAAAACTGGATGTATAATCGAAGAGGTATCTTCAACGCATTATTTAAATGATTCGTATTATACCGATGAATCAATAGCAAAAAATAAAGACCGCAAGACTTTTGTAACATACTGGCTATGAAATTATCAGATTACATAATTAAGCAATTAGAAGAGTATACTAAACATGTTTTTCTTGTTTCTGGTGGAGGTTGTATTCATTTAGTAGATTCATTGAGCAGGAGTAACATTAAATTAATACCAAATCTACACGAACAAGCATCTTCGATATGTGCCGAATCTTATTCCCAATATACAAACAATATTGGAGTTGCTTTAGTTACTACTGGACCTGGATCAACAAATGCATTGACGGGAATTGCTTCTGCTTGGTTAGATTCTATTCCTGTTCTTTTGATAACCGGGCAAGTCCAGAACAAAGACAGAGTTGGTAATCTTGGAGTACGACAATGTGGATTTCAAGAGATTGATACTGTATCCATTTATAAACCTATTGTTAAATATGCAGTCACGATAACAGATCCAAAAACAGTTCGTTATCATTTTGAAAAGGCAATTTGGTTAGCGAAAAATGGCAGACCAGGTCCTGTTCTATTAGATATTCCTCTTGATATTCAGGCTGCGGATATTGACGAAGATTCTCTTGTTGGATTTCAACCAGAAAACGTAACATACAATTTACAAAATATTCAATGTTTGATTGATGAGTTGCATTCAGCAAAACGACCAATTGTTTTAGTTGGAAATGGTGTTAGATTATCTGGTGCCATGCAAGAATTCTATGAGTTCATTGATAAGACAAAGATACCAGTATTAACTACATGGAAAGCAATGGATTTTCTTGAAGAAACTCATCCTCAGTATGTTGGAAGACCTGGTGGTGTTGGTCAACGAGGTGCAAATTTTAATCAACAGAATTCGGATTTTATATTAGTAATTGGTGCTAGATTAGATCATGGGCAGTTAGCATATCAACCTCAATATTTTGCCAGAGAGGCCGTTCGTTGTATTGTTGACATAGATGAGAACGAAATCAATAAATTAGGAATTCATGTTCATTATCCAATTGTTGCCGACGCCAAAGTATTTCTCCGAGAAACAAATAGCAAAATTTCTAATACGATTCCTTCTGATTGGTTGAACACCTGTAAGATGATGTATGAAAAATATCCGGTAATTCTAGAAGAATACTTAGAGCCAAACAAACCGAATATCAATAATTATGCTTTTATAAAACATCTGTCTGATTTATTACCAGAAGGATCTTTATTAGTTCCAGGCAGTTCCGGTGCGTGTAGTGAAGTTACAATGCAGGCGTTTCAAATCAAAAAGAACACAAGAGTTTATAATAGTGAAGGATTGGGTTCTATGGGATTTGGAATACCAGCAGCAATTGCTGCTGCATTGGCCAGCAATAAAGAAACTATCTGTATCGATGGTGATGGTGGATTGTTTATGAATATACAAGAATTAGAATTGATATATCGCTATCAGTTACCAATCAAACTGTTTGTGTTAAACAATAATGGATATGGATCTATAAAAACAACTCAAAATACTCATTTTGGTGGTAATTTGGTTGTAAGTGATCCATCAAGTGGATTAAGTCTGCCTTCAATTGAATTGAATGCACTGGCATACAAGATACCCTATGTAAAGATTACAAATCAAGTAAATTTGAAAACCCAGTTGTCTGATGTTCTTTTGCGTTCTGGACCTGTCATCTGTGAATTAATTGTAGATCAAAACCATAAGACTTTACCAAAGGCCTCAGTTTACAAAAAATCCGATGGTAGTTTTTCTACAAGACCAATGGAAGATCTTTTTCCGTTTTTAGATCGTGATGAATTTAATAGTAATCTTTTAGTAAAACCAATATCTTATGAATAAAAATATAGTAATTCTAGGTTGCCCTCGAAGTGGAACTTCATTAGTTGCCAATTTAGTAAAGAGTGCTGGCTTTGACGCCGACATGAATGGTACTAAAAAACTGATGAAACCAAATAGTAAGTTTAATCCAGATGGTTATTTTGAAAGAATTGATGTAGTTAAAACTAATGATGCTCTAATAAAAGAAATAAATGATCAATATAGTTTTTTAAATCCACCAACATTAAACGAGATACAAAATCACAATAGCAACAATTTAGATATGATTAATCTTAATTCTGAATTGAATTCATATACTGGTTGGTTTATTAAAGACTCAAGATTGGCATTCACACTCAATCAGTATAATTTTGCTAATTTGCATGTTATAAAAGTTATACGGAATAAAAATTCAGTAAAATTATCAATGATTAATCATTATGGTAATTTGTTTGAACATAATATTGTGCAAGGACCACATATGGTTAAAAGAATAGAATTTGATCAATATTATTCTCACATTAATAACTGCATAGATTGGCAGATGCGTCGATGTCCACATGTTGTTATTTCTTACGAGGATATCATAAATAATGATGTACATTCTTTAAACGATTTCTTGCAATCAAATGTTGACAACACTATAATCAAAAAACAATATCAAAATTATGCAGTGTGATTTTTGTAAATGTAAGTGTCTCAGTAAAGTCTATGTTGTTCCAACTTCTAGAATTGGAGCAGTTGTTTATTCGTGTAATGATTGCGGATTACTACAAACTGTATATTCTAATAAAGAAAACAAACACACAAATAAATCAATTAGTTCTGATGCTGATTGGGGAAACATAAGACACGGTAAAAAAATACGACTTCAATCATCGTTAGATTTTATTCAAACTTTTATTAATTTATCAGAAGTACATTCGGTTCTTGATATAGGATCAAATCGTGGTCATTTTGTAAATTATTTGGCAAAGATTAATCCCACTTGTAGTATTGTTGCAGTGGAACCAGATGGTAAAATATTAGACGAATACATTCAAAGCGACAAAGTAAAAATACATAACACGAGATTTGAAAATTATAACAATAGTGATAAATTTGATTTTATCTACTGTTGTCATACACTAGAACATGCAAATTCCGCCAATGAAATGCTTATTCAAGCATCATCTTTATTAAAAGATGATGGATATCTATACATTGATGTTCCTAGTGCTTCTGTGCTGGATGATGAAACTAATGTTCAAGAATTTTTTATAGATAAACACACCTATCATTTTTCTATATCTGTTTTGTGTAAAAAAATATTGTCTCTTGGATTGATTGTTATTGATTGCAAAGACGACATGCATAATATAGTCATATTGTGCCAAAAGAAAAATAGATCGATAACAAACAAAAAAACAATTGAAAAATACTCAAATATATTAAAACAAAACCATAAAAAAATAGATTCAGTATCTAAGCAAATTGAGCAACTATCTTCTAAGAACAGAGTGGCTATAATAGGTGCATCTAAAATATATGATGCATTAGTAAAACATGCAAAGTTTAATCCAGATAATATCAAATATTTAATTGATGATTATCTCTGTGGTTATGTTGATGAAGTATATGGTAAAAAACTATACAAACAAGAAGATGTACCATTTCATGAAATTGATATTGTTGTGTTGCTAACAAAAAGTGCAACGGATCGATTAAAGCAAGAATTAAAAAACAAAGGTATATTTAAAATTTATACTTTCAATGAGTTAATTTTGTCATGAAATCTGTGTTAATAACTGGTGGTAATGGTTATATTGCCAAAAGTTTACATTCTTCTTTATCTACTCAATATCGGGTTACTTCTATTACTAGAAATGACTTTGATTTAACGGATTATTCTAAAACTTGTTCTTGGTTTGAAGGAAAAAGGTTTGATTCTGTTATTCATACAGCCATAAGTGGTGGTAGCAGACTCAGACATGATAATGAAATTGTATTTAACAATAACATGTCAATGTTTACTAATTTATTAGCAAACAAAAACTGTTTCTCTAAATTAATTTCTTTTGGTTCTGGTGCTGAAATATTTCATGGTGATACACCATATGCAAGCAGCAAAAGAGAAATAGCAAAACAAATTTTAGATTTGCCTAATTTTTATAATTTAAGAATATTTGGAGTATTTGATTACAATGAATTGGAAACTCGATTCATAAAATCGAATATAATTCGATATATTAGACGAGAACCAATGATAATTCATTCTAATAAAATTATGGATTTCTTCTATATGCCTGATTTAATTTCTTTAGTAGAATACTATATTAAAAAAGATAATTTAGAAAAAGAAATAAACTGTTCCTACACAGAAAAATATTCTTTAAAACATATTGTAAACATTATAAATAATCTTGGTGATTATGAAGTTCCAGTATTAATTGAAAATAAAAACAATTTGAGTTTTTACTGCGGAGATTCAGAACTGCCAATTAAACCAGTTGGAATATTCGATGGTATCAAGGAAACTTATTTAAAATTATTAAAGGCTTATCATGAATAAATTATGTCTGTCGATGATCGTAAAGAATGAATCGCATATTATCAAAGAGTGCTTTGATACCATTTATGATCAAATTGATTATTGGGTGATTGTTGACACTGGTTCAACAGATGGAACTCAAGAATTAATTAAAACCTATTTTGCAGAAAAAGGAATACCAGGCGAACTACATGAACGCCCGTGGGTTTCTTTCGGACACAACAGAACCGAAGCACTTGAACTCTGCAACGGAAAAACAGATTATATTTTCATGATTGACGCTGATGACTTTGTTGAGGGAAAACTACCAAGAGATCAAATTAAGGATGCTGATGGTTATGCAGTTTTAATGGGTAGAATGGATTTCTCTTGGTGGAGAACTCAAATATTTAAAGCAAATGATAACTGGAGATATGTTGGAGTTCTACACGAATATCCAACTGTTGAAGATGGGAGAATTCCAAATATTCAACGTCTTGAAGGAAACTATAGAGTTGTTGCACGAACTTTAGGTGCTAGAAATAAAGATATTGAACCAGTAGAAAAGTACAAAAAAGATGCTGAACTTTTAGAAAAAGCATTGATTGATGAACCACAAAACGTTCGTTATCAATTTTATTTGGCACAAAGTTACTTCGATTCTCAACAATGGGAAAAGGCAGAAGCAGCATATGTCAAGAGAATTGAAATGGGTGGTTGGCCTGAAGAAATATACTATTCAATTTATAGAATAGGAATATGCAGGGCTATGCAGAATAAACCTTGGGTTGAAATACAACAAGCATTCTTGGATGCATATAACGCAAGACCATCAAGAGCAGAACCATTATATCAAATTGCAAGAGTATACAGAATTCAAGGAAAGCCTGCCCTTGGATACACTTTTGCAAAAATGGCAGCAGAGATACCATATCCAAAAGATGACATTTTATTCATTGATAATGATGTGTATCGTTATGGTATTTTAGATGAAATTGGCAGCACAGCCTACTATGCGGGTAAGGTTGAGGTTGGTTATAATGCGTGTAAAGCACTTATCGACAGAAAACTTATTCCTGATGCAGAGTTGGAAAGAGTTAAAACCAATTTGGCGGAATATGAAAAAATAATAATTCAATTGCGTTCCCAGATTGTTGAAAAACAAGTAGAAAAACGAATAGAAAAAAACGAACAAAAAAAAGTAACCCCAAAAAAGAAAAAAGAACGAGTTAGTAGATGAGATAAATAGATTAGTTAGGAGCTAATCTATGTCTGCCAATTACGATATATCAGCCGAACAGGGTTCAGACTTTAATCTCCATATTCGTTATTTGGAAGAAAACGGAACCGCTGTAGATCTTTCAAACCAAACCGCAAAAATGCAAGTTCGTCGTTCATATGAAATGGATGGTGTTCTTGCAGTGTTTACCTCTTCACCATTTGGTGCAACGGTAGGACTTACAGGAAGTTATGGTGGAATAACTTTGAACTGTTCATTGGCTGGTGCTACTGGTTATACTGGTGGTGTTTTGTTGGAAGTAAAAGGATCTGGAATGGCAAATATGCCTATTGGTAAATTTGTTTATGATCTTCAACTTTCTAGCATAACTGGTGGAAGTGTAGTTCGTTTGATTGAAGGAAGATTTGATTCTTCTCCAAGAGTTACCAGATGAAACTAGAAATAACTGAGAAGTTTAAGACTTTAACAAATAAATTAGTTTATGTTAATGGCAAAAAAATAATGTCATTGACTGTTCAGAAAAAATCTAAGAAGAAAATTTATCATTCTTAATGAAAAGTTTTTTTGATTATTCTAAAAATGAATTACCAGAAGAACCAAAAGGTTCTTCTAAAATTATTACTGGAAAACCAAATCCCGGTGATAAATTTGTTTTAGTAAATAATCAATTTAATTTAACTGCTGGTTCTATTGTTGAAATTTCAGAAGAAGCGGGAACAGAATATAAAATTGGGTTTGGTCTTTCCTCTGTTAATTTAAAAACAGAAAATGGAATTATAACTTTAAAAGGTTCTACAAAATTAATTCAGGAATTATTTAATCAATATGTTGAGCCTATAAAAGAAAAAGAAGAACCAAAAATAATTGTTGTAAATAAAACAGTACAACAAAAAATAGTAGAACAAGGAATCCCCGGTCAACGAGGTGAAGTTGGTTCTCGTGGTCCAATGGGTCCTGTTGGTGATAAGGGAGACAAGGGAGATAAAGGAGACAAGGGAGATAAAGGAGACAAGGGAGATAAAGGAGACAGAGGAGAGCCAGGAATACCCGGAGGAGAAAAGGGTGAACAAGGCATTCAAGGTCTTAAGGGAGATAAAGGAGACAAAGGAGAACGGGGAGACAAGGGAGATAAGGGTGATCGTGGTGAACAGGGATTACCCGGTGTAAATGGTAAAGATGGAAAGCCTGGGTCAACAGGACTCAAAGGTGATCGTGGTGAACCAGGACCTGAAGGAAAACCTGGCCCCACTGGCGCGACCGGAAAGCAAGGAGAGAAGGGCGATAAAGGAGATAGAGGCGAAAAAGGAGAACAAGGACCAGCAGGAAAAAATGGAAAACCCGGACTCAAAGGAGTAAAGGGTGACAAAGGAGATAAAGGAGATTCTGGTGATTCTGGAGTAGTAAGTGTCTCATATCCTTTAGTATATGATTTAAAGAAAAAACATTTATCATTTGATTCTACTAAAATAGAAAAATTAATAAGTTCACTTTCTTCAAATAAAGGAACTTTTGATTTAACATCTCTTGGTGGTGGTGCTGTTGGAATACAGTTCAACAAAGCACAGATTATTAAATCTGTAAATGATATTAATTTTACGGGTTCTGGTGTTACTGTAACTCGTAAAGGAAAAAATGTAGAAGTTAATATTTCTGGAGGAACTGGAGGCGGGGTAGTTGGTGGAATTTCTGGGCCATATGTTATTTCAATAAGTGGTTCTACTGGTATAGTTAATTTAAGAGCACAACGTGGAATAACTTACACAATAGCGGGAAATACGCATTCTTTTGGAATTGATTATTCAAGAGGTGGCGCAACATTTCCGATAAGAACTTCAGCTGATATTGATAAAAGTGATGTGGTACTTTTGCAAGATAGAAGTTTGATTGCAAACCCCAAAGCCAATGAAATGTATTTGGTTACTATGGATAATATGTTGAACTATTTCAACAACCAAGCATCTACGGTAAATTTTAAATCAAGTACCAGCATTCTTGTAGCAGACGGAGATGATAATACTACAAAAAGAGTAGAGTATAGTACGTTTACTTCAACAATTGCTTCTCTAATACCGGGAATAACTGGTGCAACCGGCGCTACTGGAGCACAGGGACCACAAGGAAATACTGGTGCCACTGGTGCGACACCAACTGATTATGTAATAAGTTTCAATGGTTTGACTGGTGCTGTTACTGGTGTTACAACCGGAACAACAAATACATTTATAGTTCTTCAAAACTTTTCAAGTGGAATAAGCGCATCCGGATCATCATTTAGTGGTCCAATAAATGGCACAAGTGCGGTATTTACTGGAACCGTGACAGGAACTACTTTTATTGGGGGATTGAGCGGAAATGCCAGCGGAGTAATTATAAATTCTTCTGCTGCTACCACTGAATTATTTCCATTGCTTTGTTCATCAACTTCAAGTACTGTAGTTCGAGCAGACACAACTTCTCCAAGAGTTTCAATAATTCCAAGCACTGGACAACTTACCGCACCTGTTTTCAGGGTTTCAACAACGGCTGTTGGTGGAAATTATGTAGAAATAACAGATACAGGTACAATAACAAGCAGTAGTGGTAATTTTACAATATATTCAGAAAGTGGTATTGTAGGTTTAGGTGATATAGATGATGTGATTGGTTATGGAAAACTTGTAATAGATAATAATTCATATACAGGAGCAACCCTCCAAGCACCGGATATCGGTCCTCTGCGACTGATAGGAACACCAGTACATATAAATGGGGCTCTTGTTGGGAATAGTGGTGCATCATTTACAGGAAATATAAGTGCGCCAAATATCGTAAATTCAGTAAATGGCATGACAGGTGCCGTAGATTTAAAACCCTTTATTATAGCAATGTCAGTTGCATTATGAGGATAAATAGGATAGATATATGAAAAAACTTTTAGGTACAGATACAGTAGGTTCTTATACCTTCGACCCCACTGCAAAAACGGTGACCTTTTCAAATTTGGCTCAATCTTTGACTTTAGCCAATATTTTGTTAATAACCAATACTACAGCAAATACAATAATTTACAATTTTGCAGATCCAACGACGGGTGCTGTAAGTTTTAATAACAATGTTCTGACTTTGGATTATAATACAACATCCATGAATGCCTCTGATGTTTTGCAAATTTATGTGGATGTCGAATCATATGAAGAAAGTCTGCAAACTCTTCTTCGTAGAATGAACAAACTCCTTGAGAGCAATGCAGTTGTTGACAATCGTTTGCGCCAGAGAATCACCATTGACGCAATAGGCAACAGCACGGCTGGTCAGAGCCCCACCGAAGTAACCACAACCATTCCTGTATCTGGAACTGTTACTGCCTCTGTCTCTGGCGCAACGACTCTTTCTATTGGAGCCAGTGACCTTCAGTATGTGCAGTCGAACCAAGTAAGCCCATACGCAACAAAATCGAATACCACACTTCTTCATGTAGTAAGTGGTCTTGTAGACGAGCGTTGGCGCATTATTGAAGAAGCACGAACTTCATATGGAACCGCAATTCGTAGAAATTTGATATTTACATAATAGGAAATTAATATATGGCACTTCAAAATTTATTAAAACCACAAGTTGATCTTCCAGTATTTGAGTGGATGCGTTTTGCGCCAGTCGCAACAGTCAGCACTTCTGCTTTGGTGTCTTCGGACGAAAAAGCACGATACATGTACTACATCAACGCCCAAGCCATGTGGCGTTACGATACCTACAGCGATTCGTGGCAGGAGTGTGCTCCCCCAAACATCGCGCCCGTCACGGCTGTCGCAGCAAAATACGCAGCGTATTCGGGCAGTAGAGGACACACCATTAGTGCAACCTCCACCACCATTACAGTTGGTGGTCTTGGTAGGCTTGGTAACATTTGTATTGGCAGCAAAATTCGTATAATTGCAGGCACAGGAGCAGGACAAGAGCGAACCATCACGGCTGTATCAGATGGAGTCATCCACGATAACGGCTTGGCAACCACAGGAGGTGCAACAAGTATTGGTGACTCAACGAAAAAGTGGAGAGTAAACCAGTGGGACGGATACAATGTGCGACTTATCTACAACAATGGTCAGTCACAGATACGCAGAATTCTATACAACGACACAACTACACTATATCTTTCAGACACCAACCATCAAGCGGTTGACCATTTCAACAACACAGGCTTCTCTGCGGTGGCTCCGTTTGCGGTTCCTTCTACATCTTCTGGTTCACAGACCCATTTTGTGATTGAATCTACCGAACTTACTGTAAACACCTCTTGGGATGTCACACCCGATGCAAGTTCCGTCTACCAGATTATGACAGGTGGAATATGGCTGCTTTCAGCAGCATCCGCAACGCCTTTTGCGTCTTGGCAGTTCTACGATATTCTGTTGGACACATGGTTCACCAAGACTCCGATTGGTCCTGCTCACATTACCGCTGCACTCGGCACAGATTTTGCCATTGATCGTACAGGCGAAGCGGGTGGTGTGTTTGTTAGCGGTGTTACCGCTTCTTCGGCTACTGCAAAAACATTGGTGCATAGTGGAGCAACCTACGAATACGACCGATACGCCAACCACCAGATACGAATAGTATCGGGCACAGGCACAGGTCAACGCAGACGCATTGCTGCACACACGGCAGACACATTCTATATTGAACATAAGTGGGACATCACCCCAGACAACACATCAGGTTACGCCATATACGGAGATACGGACAAGACGTGGGTGGCAGGCAACGGTTCTGCTGCCCTGCTTCAGTATTCCGTAGAAAAAGATTTGTGGGCAACCGCACCTGTAGTTGATTCGGGCGTTGCTCGTCAGATATCCGCCACTCCCGCTGCGGGAAACACGGGTTCGTATGGTCCTCCCCATGAAGGGTACGCAATCACAAGCATTACCTATTCTGCAAGCGGAATTTTGACTGTTGCAGTAAATGCTGGTGGCACAAACTATGTGGTTGGTGATTTGGTGACCTGTTCCACCACAGGTTCGGGGGGTCAAGCATATGTTACTTCTGTTAGTTCAACAGGTGCAGTAACAGGGCTTCAACTTGCAGCATCAGGCAGCGGCTACTCTAACGGATCGTCCAACACCACAGGCGGCAGCGGTTCTGGTCTTACCATAACCCTGACAGTTGGAAAGGTCGGAAATGTGGTAACCGCAGTAAACCACGATTTCCGTCATGGCGAGTATGCAACCATTGCAGGATGTGCCACCGAAACCACATTTAATGCCACTTTCCAAATCATAGGCACAGCATCTCTGACCACATTCAGCATT